CGCACAGATAGGTTCAAGTGGATATTCCGCACAGATAGGTTCAAGTGGAGATTCCGCACAGATAGGTTCAAGTGGATATTCCGCACAGATAGGTTCAAGTGGATATTCCGCAAAGATAGGTTCAAGTGGATATTCCGCAAAGATAGGTTCAAGTGGAGATTACGCACAGATAGGTTCAAGTGGATATTCCGCACAGATAGGTTCAAGTGGATATTCCGCAAAGATAGGTTCAAGTGGATATTCCGCAAAGATAGGTTCAAGTGGAGATTACGCACAGATAGGTTCAAGTGGAAATTACGCACGGATAACATCTAAGGGTAAACATTCAGTTGTTATGGCAGCAGGCTATCAGTCGCAGGCAAAAGCTAAAAAAGGTAGCTGGATAACACTTGCTGAATGGGTAAGAACGGGTGATAAAGATGAAAAAGGCTTCTGCATTTGGATTCCTAAATGCGTTAAGACCGAATACGTTGACGGAGAGCGTATCAAGGAAGATATATTCTATAAACTGGTAGATGGCGAATTTAAAGAAGTGGAGGAAAACTAATTATGGCAGAAACAACAGCAGTAGCAGAAAGTGAAAAGAGAGAACTTGTCGCTAAGGATTTTACAGAGGGAATGGTAATGAAAGTCAGAGAGAAAGAGAAATTCGGACTTACATTCCCTAAAGATTACAATTATACGAATGAATTTATGTCGGCAATGCTGATTTTACAGGACACAGTAGATAATAACAAACAGCCAGTATTAAAGAGCTGTACAAGGGCAAGTATTGAAAATGCACTTGTGGAAATGGTTACAAGCGGTTTATCAATGCAGAAGAAACAGTGCTATCCGGTTGCCTATGGCGGTAAGTTGCAGTGCCAGAAATCAGTGTACGGAAATACTTGCATTGCTAGAAGATACGGCTTAAAAGACATAACAGCAGAAGTTATCTATGAGGGCGATACATTCGAGTATGAGATTGTTAATGGCAGGAAGCACATTGTCACTCACAAACAGGATTTTGAAAACATCGACAACGATAAGGTTAAGGGTGCTTACGCAATAGCTACTATGGATGACGGAAGCATTCTCACAGAGGTTATGAATATCAAGCAAATTAAACAGGCTTGGAAACAGGGATTTGGTTATAAAGAGAACGGAAACGGCACACACCAGAAATTTACAGACCAAATGGCTATGAAAACTGTTAAGAACAGGCTGTTAAAGCAGATTAACAATACTTATGGTTCGTTCTATGGCGGAAACTATGACAGCGACGAGGATATTCCAGCCTATGACGAGCGTATGCAGGCAGATGTTGAATACGATATTGCAAGCAATGCCAATTCGGTTGAATTTGAGGATGCGGATGTTGTAGCAGATACAGAGGTTGTGCAGGGAGCAGTGGTTGAAGAACAAACAGACAGCACGTTGCCACCATTTATGCAGGCAGAATAGGAGATTAGATATGACAGTATACGAATTAATACAGGAATTAAGTCAGTATAATGCAGATACAGAAGTTAAGTTTCACTGTGAAGCTGAATATGACACTGACGTTGAAGCAGAATTTGACAGAGAGAATGGAAACGACACGCAGGAAGTGACAGTTACAGCAAGTTTTGACGATGATGTAGATTTTGATGATATTGACGATTATGAGCCAATACACAAGAGAACTTGGCATAAAGACCCATTCATTGTTATTAATTTATCTTATTAGGAGAATTGATATGAGAGTAATATCACAGATTGGAGAAATAGATATTCCTTATGAAGATTTTGTTTTTTCAATATTAAATAGTGGTGGTGGGAATTATGGAATTGTTGCAGTTAAAAATGTCGCAGAGCCACCGGAAGTGTTTATGAACAGTCTTATTGCAACTTATTCCACTGAAGAAAAGGCACTTAAAGCTATGAAAATGCTTAGAAAATCATATGAAAATAATGAGTTTTATCATTGCATAGCTGGTTCAAAGCGTTTTGAAGAAGTACAGAGTATTTTGAGCGAGGAACAATTTCAGAAAGCTACAACAGAGTACTTTCAGTTCCCGCAGGATGATGAAATCGAGGTGTGAGTATGTCGGTTGAAAAAATCTGTAAATGTGATAGATGTGGAAAGCCTTTTGAGTACAGCTTGTCTAAATGGGCTGGATATTTTAAATATGGTATCAAAAAAGAAAATCGACTGCGCTTTCATTCAATGTTTTACGGCAATCCAGATGGTTATTCATATGTAGATTATAGATACGACCTTTGTGCTGATTGTACAGAAAAATTATTATCGTTTTTGCGAAGTAGCGAGTAAAGGAGAGGAATATGCGATTGCATTGTATAGCCACAGGAAGTACAGGAAATTGCTACACCTTAACTTCCGACAGTGGAGAAACACTTATCCTTGATTGCGGAATACCGATTAAGGAGATTAAGAAAGGCTTGAACTGGGATATAAGGGGGATAAAGGGTGTGATTATAAGTCACACCCACCTCTAGACCATTCAAAGTCATTAAACGAATTTAAAGCTATGGGAATACCTGTATTCACACCATATACAAATCCTAACAAGTATCGTGATGCAATGAAATATGGTGGATTTATGATACAGGCATTTGCACTAACAACGATAGATAATCATTGGACACACACTAACGCAGACGGAACGGAATGCCCTTGTTACGGATTTCTGATAACACATAAGGAAATGGGTAAGTTACTTTACATAACCGACACAGAGCTGATTAAGTGGCGTTTCAAAGATATAAACTACATTCTCTTAGGTGTGAATTATGACAAGGATTTAGTTGATACCGACAATCCGAAAGCTAATCACGTTTTAAGAGGTCATTTATCCATTGATACCGCTTGTGATTTTGTCAAGGCTAACGATTCAGACAGCCTGCAGAACGTCATAATGTGCCATTTATCAAGTGAAAATGCTGATAAGGATAGTTTTATTGCCAAGATGAAAAATGCCGTAAATGGGGCGAATGTAGATATTGCAGAACAGGGTAAGAGTTGGATTTTAAGGAAAGGAGATGAATGCCCGTTTTGAGAATAGAAAAGCTAATTGAATTTCTAAAGGCACATTTTGAAAGTGGAATACAAATGTTTGATACACCGTCAATTATGCCAGATTTCCGAATGCCTATTTATGATAAGGATGACATACTTGTATTGTTTGCACCTGAATATGAATATATCGAGATATACGGCATTTCTGATAAGGAGTTTAAACGAGTTATGAAAGAGGCAGGCGGTTATTAAAATGCGTGTCCGTTTTAGAAAGGAGATTATATGAGTTATAGTAGCTTATATGGAATTAAAGCTGATTATACAGGCGAAATACTTTGTGAGTATGAAAATTCTTGGTGGTTTGGTCCTGTTGTATGGGGAGTGCTTTCGGACAAGACACTCCCTAAAGTTATGGGATATATTCAAAGTGTTATTGGAATGCACGGTGCAGATGTTTGGAAGAAAATAAATACAAAAATGAACAATTCCACAAATACATCAGACCGAATTTGCTGGGAATTAAGCAATCAGCAGATTTTCTTTACAAAAGACAAAGATTGTATTGCTTACAATATCTGCAAATTTGTTGAGCAGAATAAGGGCTATGATAAATCTGATAAGGATAATTTATCAGTGTTAGAAAGAGAACATATTATTGAAAGATTTAACGAAATTGCAGATAACATATCCGCTTTAGACGAGAAAGAATATCCTTATTTTGTTTTTAAGAATACTTCTGTTGATGACAATGTGGAATCTTGGTTCAGTGTTTATGATGAAGAAACAGATGATTATGTTGATAAATCAATAAAAGATTGGGATAAGTTCTTAGCGGAATTTGTAATCATTGAAAATGAACAAATCAAGAATTTCATTTCAAATAGAGACTTTCAATATTAAATTTCGAGGTACAGCGAACAATTAAGGAAATTATTACCCTGTGTGGTAGAAAGGAGTAGAAATGGAGAGATTAACAAGTAACAAACCAACATCTGATATGGATATGCTTGAATTAGTGTATAACAGCTGCTATGCAGATGAAAAATGTAAGGCAAGATACAGGAATTATGAACTTGATATTGATAGCCGAGAACTTGTCAAAAATCTTGCAAAAGATATGTGCGATGAAGATTTATCGGATATGTCAGATGAAGAATTTGACGAATATATGGCTGAAATGCTGTCGGTTGAAGTGGATAGTCAGATAGGACTGTTAGCCTTGTTTTATCGCAATTTATGGGCTATGGCTGATTTAAGAGAAAAGCTGAAAGAATATGAGGACTTAGAAGAGCAGGGCAGACTTTTGAAACTGCCTTGTAAGGTAGGAGATACAGTATGGAATTATAGTTGCTTTGGATTAAGAGATTATAAAGTCACATATATGGGATTTGACAAAGATGGGCTTTTATATTTTGATTGTGAAAGTGGAATTACATATAGTTTCAGATGCTATCTAAAAGACTTTAAGGACAAAATATTCCTAATAAAAGCCGAAGCCGAAGCAAAACTGAAAGAATTGAGAGGCGGAGAATAATGGAGATTAAGATTAATATACCTAAAGATTTCACAGGAGATTATATTGTTGACAAATTCAAAGATTTCTTTTCAAGGGTTATTGCGGATATTGATTGCAAAGGTATGTGTGGCAGATACGAGAAAGAAATTGCTGAAATGTTTTTAAAGGCATTTGATGATAGTGAAGAAAAGATTTCTTGCAACTGCAAGCATAACAACAGTTCAAGAGATAATGAGCCTTGTTGCAGATGTGACAGTAGACACACCAATGCCGACAAGATAAGGAATATGTCGGATGAAGAATTAGCAGAATTTCTTGTCGGATTTAAAAACACATTCGGCGAGGAATACGAAGGAGAAGCTAGTTGTATGGAATGGCTTCAATCAGAAGCGGAATAGGAGATAAATATGGAAAATACAGATGCTAGAGTGCTACTACAACATATTTACAATGCTTATGGTTATCAAATATCAAAAAACTTTAAGGATAATGCCATTCGAGACGCTTTTGAATTAGCAGACAAGGCACTTGAAAAGCAGATACCGAAGAAAGTAAAAAACAGTGGAGAGAGAATTCCGTTTGAATGGTATTGCCCTACTTGCGGAGAAATATTGTGTGATGATGGCTACAAAAATACCGACATCAAATATTGTGAGCAATGTGGTCAGGTATTAGATTGGAGGGATTAAGAATGAATGAAGAATTAAAGCCGTGTCCGTTCTGTGGTGGAAAAGCAGAAATCATAATCTTTAATGCTGAATATGGAACGGTGACTGTCGGCTGTGCTAACGAAGAGTGTGACATTACTATGGGAAAAGCATTTTTCTCTGATGAAGAAGCTATTCAACACTGGAACAGGAGGACAAACAATGGGATTGATTGACGCTGATGAACTAAAGAAAGATTTGAAATCAGTTACTTTAAGTAATGGAACTTTACTCAATACAAATACAGTATTGCTATTACTGGATAAATATCCCACTGCCTATGATGTAGATAAGGTTGTGGAACAATTAAAAACGGACTCTTTAGTAAAACTATATGGAAGCGGTAACAGTGATAATTATCTCATTCCTGTTAAAAGAGCAATCGAAATAGTAAAGGCAGGTGGAATAGATGAACGATAGATATTTATTTAAGGCAAAGAGATTTGAAAAGGTAGAAAGTGAGGAAAAGTAATGAATCGTGTAATTTTATGTGGAAGAGTTGTTAGAGACCCAGAGGTTAGATATTCACAGACAGCAAACGGAAGTATGGCAGTTGCAAGATACACATTAGCTGTTGACAGAGCTTTCAAGAAAGATGGCGAACAGGCAGCAGACTTTATTAACTGCATTGCATTTGGCAAGAATGGAGAGTTTGCAGAGAAGTATCTTCATCAAGGCACTAAGATTATCGTTGAGGGCAGATGGCAGACAGGCAACTATACTAACAAGGACGGGCAGAAAGTTTACACTAATGATTGTGTTGTTGAAAGACACGAGTTCTGCGAAAGCCGTACTAATCAGCAGAGTGGTAACAATGGGATTATGGGCGGTAACAGCAGTAATGACAGCTTTATGGCTATTCCAGATGGGGTAGCGGATGAGGGATTACCATTTAATTAAGAGGTGTGAGTATGACAGAGAATGAAGCAATTAAAGAGTTTCAGCAGAATATTGATATGCCATTTGGAAGTAACATATCAAGAGAAGCGTCTGAACTAGCAATACAGGCACTTGAAGAAGTACAACAGTACCGGGAAATTGGTACACCGGAAGAATTACAGGATATGAAAAGCAATTATTTTGAAGCATTAAGTGATTGGCGCCAATATCGTAAGATTGGGACTTTGGAAGAGTGCCGGACGGCGATAGAAAAGCAGATACCAAAGAAACCTATCATGAAGCAGTATTTTGAAGATTTGGAAGAGGAGTACTTGTGCTGCCCGACATGTGGAGAAATTTTGACAGACAGAATACCGGCTGATAATAAGACTTTCTACTTTCATTGTATGAATTGTGGTCAAAAATTTGATTGGAGTGATAACAATTGAACTATCAGAACATAGCAAGAGCCAAGACAATAGAGCAGGAAAACAAAAAGCGACTATTGAAGCTGAATCCAAAGCTGAATGACAAAAGTGGGATATACTTCTTGCTTCGAAAAGATGAAAACGGCTTTAAGTATGCGTATGTCGGACAGGCTAAGTCGGTGTTGCAGAGATTAGCAAGCCACCTTGTAGGCTACGAACAGCACATAGACCTTAGTTTACGCAAGCATAAGCTGTATGACAAAGAGAAAAATCCTTATGGTTGGCGAGTTGAATTTCTGAATTTTCCCGAAAGCCAGCTTGACGAGAAAGAGAAGTATTACATCAAACTATATGCTGATAAAGGCTATCAGCTTAGAAATGTTAGCATTGGCGGGCAGGGTGGAAATCGTGATAGTGGTTCGATAGGCGAGAGAAAAGCACCTAAAGGCTATTTACAGGGCATACAGCAAGGCAGAAAGAATCTTGCAAGGGAATTATCCAATATTGCAGAAAAACACCTTAAAATCGAATTGAGAGAAGATAAGGCTAACAATAAGGTATCGCAGAAACAGTATGAGAAGTTTATGGATTTATTGAAAGTAGGTGAAAGCGAATGACGAGTGCAGAAGAATATTTATCTAAAGCGAATGATGAGTATAAAAAGGGCGAAGAATATAGAGAACTTGCCAATAAACACTTTAATAATTATGCAGAACTCATAGCAATATACAGAATAGAAAGTGTGAACAGAGTTCTTGACTTTATAAGAGATGAATATAGGGCAGGTAGAATTTGTGACCTTGAAACATTATTATGTCATTGTCAAAACAAGTTGAATGGAAATATTGACGGAACGGAATTAGACCTTGACGGACATTTGAGAGGTGTTCCTTTTGAGAAAGTAGGTGAAAGCAATGCTGATACCAACAGTTAAAACTAATGAGTTTGAGAAGTTCGGCTTCAAGAAATGCAAGGGCGTATATGGCAAGCATGATTGTTATTATCTTTGCATTGCTAAGGGCATAAAAATGCTTTATGTAAGTGATGCATATTTTAGCGTTAATGATTGGAGGGATAATGACCCAAGAATCCACAAAGAAGCAAATTGCAGATATAGAGACAACAGAACTTACCTTGATATTATCTACGAGTTAATCAAGGCAGATATGCTTAGAAGTGATTGTGTGAAAGTGGGTGATTCAGAATGAAGATTTTAAATAATAAAGAATATCATCGTCTTGTGAACAAGATAGATACTCTTACTAAAGATAATGACTGCATGAATAGAAAACTTGATGAAATGAAAGAAGATAAGCCTAATGATTGTAAAAGTAATGAGGGAAGTCACTTTTGTAACATTTGCGAGTTTGGCTATTTGAGAGTAAGAAATTCAATTGGAACAGATATTTATGCTTGCAGTAAAACAGTGCCTTGTGAGGATTTTAAGAGAAAGGAAAGCAAGTGATGACAGACGATACAAAACAGGAAATACAAATAGTCCTTGACTTGCTAAAAGGTAGCCTTATCAGGAATGGTGTAAGTATGGCAACAGATAGAGAGGGTAACTTGATGTTCTTTGATACAACTGTCTATGTCAGAAGCAAAGGCAAGGAGTTTGACGGATTTAGGGTTAATATCAACGATTTAGTGAGGTAAGAAATAGACAGAACTTGAAGAGGTAATTATGGCAGGCAATTTTATTAAAATTGACAGAAAGATTTTAAAGTGGGAATGGTGGAGCGATATTAATACATTCAGACTTTTTATGTATATGTTGATAAGTGCCTATTGGAAAGACGGAAATTATAAAGGCAAGATAATTGAAAGAGGGTCTTTCCCCTCTTCAATATCTGAATTATCAAAAGAAACTAATTTGTCTGTAATGGAAATTCGTACCTCACTAAAACACTTGCAATTAACAGGCGAAATAACAAGCAAAGCAACAAACAAATTCACGATATTTACTGTGGTTAACTACAATTTGTATCAAACGGATAACAAGCAAGATAACAAACAAATAACAAGCGACTTAACAAACAATCAACAAACAGATAACATTCTATTAACAAACTCTATATTAAAAGAAAGTAAGAATGAAAGAACGGAAGAAATTAAAAAAGACAAGAATATAGAAAAAGATATTGATAAATCAATATCTCAAAAGAAAAGCTATTATCCCAATGATGAATTGCTTGATGAAGCATTTAATGAATATGTGACAATGCGTAAGAAAATTAAGAAGCCTCTATGCACCGACAAGGCATTGCATAGAGCTATGAATACTCTTGAAAAGCTATCGGGTGGAGATAATGATTTGGCAGTTAAAATTCTTAATCAATCCGTAGACCATTGCTGGCAAGGATTGTTTGAACTGAAAAGCGACAGCAAGCAAGATAGACAAGGATTTGAGAATGGGATTGATTGGAGCAAAGTATAAAGGAGCGTGAAGAATGAGATTGATTGATGCAGACAATCTGAATTTTGAAGGGCAAAAGTACAACAAAAGTCAAATGAAAGCAATTCTTGATTTTGTGGATGCGCAGCCGACCGCCTACGATGTAGACAAGGCTGTGGAGCAGTTGGAAGAACTTAGAAAAGAATGTGAAGACCCATTGCAAGATTATGACCCAAATTATTTTATTGATAAAGCAATCGAGATTACGAAAGGTGGTGGAGTAGATGGCAATTAAACCAATTTTATTCAATGCCGAGATGGTTCGGGCGATTTTGGATGGGAGAAAGAGTTGCACAAGACGGCTGGTAAAGCCACAGCCGGACGAGAAGCATACATATCCATTAGGGTTTGTGATTGACAGCACAGAAAGAAAAAATATTGGCTTATTCGGATTTGGAACAAGTGAGTTAGGCGGTTCGATTCAATACGCGAAACCACCTTATCAGCCGGGCGATATCCTTTATGTCCGGGAAACATGGGAACATTTTGAATGTCATTGTTGCGAAGGTGATGAACATGGGAATTGCTGCAAGGAACCGCAACAGAGTGTTTTGAACAAAAGTTGTGGCTGTTATATGTATCGAGCAACAGATGAAATATCAGGAGATGCAAGGTGGCATCCATCTATCCACATGCCGAAAGAAGCGGCGCGTATCTGGCTTAAGGTTACGGATGTGAGAGTGCAGCGGTTGCAGGACATGGATAAGATGGATGCGGCAAAAGAAGGAATAGACACAAGATTATGCATTAATTTAAACCATGCATTGGCAAAGTTTAAAAAATTATGGAACTCCACCATCAAAAAATCCGACCTTGACCGCTACGGCTGGGATGCAAATCCGTGGGTGTGGGTGATTGAATTTGAGCGGTGCGAGAAGCCACAGGAGGTGTGATACCGATTGACAAGAGAAGAAACGGTTGAAATAATTCATATCATTTGTGATTGCTACCCGAATTTCAAACCCGAAGATTTATCAAGGACAATTGATGCGTGGCAAGTGATGTTAGAAGAATATAGTTGCGAGCAAGTGGCTGTTGCTTTAAAAGCATACATTACATCTAATACAAGCGGATTCGCACCAAGCGTAGGAGAAATCGTTGCTAAGATGCAACTTGTATCACAGCCGCAGGAACTTGACGGAATGACAGCTTGGGGATTAGTTAGCAAGGCTTTAAGAAATGGTACTTATGGGGCAGTTGAAGAATTTAACAAACTACCGCCACTTGTAAAACAAGCGGTTGGGATGCCTGACAACCTCAAAAACTGGGCGACATCAGACTATCAGACAATAGAAACAGTAATACAATCAAATTTTCTAAGAACCTACGAAACAATTGTTAAGCGTGCGAATGAAATAAATCGTATGCCAGACAATATCAAATCACTTATCGAAAAGACGAATGCAAATTCGTATAAGGCTCAAATCGAGCAAAAATTCCAAAGAGATATAAATACATTACAAATTAAAGAAAATGCCCTTGTTGGTCAGAATATAAACGCAGAGAATTATATTGAAGCACCTCAAGATATACAAGATAGAATTAACAGAATGAGAGGTTGATTTTAGTGGAAACAACGCCAATTAGTCCACAGATGAGAATGTACTATAAGCGGAAAGAGGCAGGATTATGCGTTGAATGTGGTAAGCCACTTAATGGAGAAAAACTTAAATGCAGAGATTGCCGAGAAAGAATTAATGCAAACAGAAAAGAACTTGCACACTGGTATCAAGATAATGGCATATGCCCTGAATGTCGGCATAATAACCTTATGGGGGACGAAAGGGTTTGTCCTGAATGTTCTGCAAAAAGATATTCTCAGAGGATTGCTAGGTATAATGCTAATCCCGAAGAGTTCAAGGCAAGAGATAGGCTTGAACAGAAGAAAATCAGAACAAGACGAGCTGAAAAAGGGTTATGCGTGAAATGTGGCAAAGTTAAGGCAGATAGTAAATATAAAACTTGTACAAAATGCCGTATTAAAGTAAGAAATGCAAAACGCAATAAGCAAAAAGATTGTAAGGTTGAGCTAAAAAGAGAATGGGTTGCCAATGGCAGATGCTGGTTATGTGGCAAGCCTGCATTTAATCATACTAAATTATGTAAAATACATTACAATAAATCCCTTGAATATGTCAGAAAAAGTGTAGAAGTGAGGCGTAAAAATGAGCAAGCTAGAGCAAAGAAGATTTCAAGAACAAATGATGAGAGTTCAGCTAAACAGACAAAAGAACAAAGAAAATAAAGAAATGTTTGGTAATGCCTTAACGATTCTGTTATGGGTGCTGCACGATAAATTTGGATTTGGAAATAAGCGACTAGAACGGCTTATTGATGAGGTCGATAAATTCAATGAAGATTTCAATGCAGGGCTTATAGACCCAAAAGAACTTATTGAACAGTTAGAAGAAGAAACGAAAATCAAAATTAAATATTAAGGAGTATGGCTTATGAAGTTTTCGAAACTAACTAAGCCGGAACTTGAAAGAATTATTGAAAATGCCAATTTTACCGAGGAAGAAGTGAGAATATTTACGCTTCTTTCTCGGAATTTTGCACAAAAGGAGATAGCGCATAGATTGTCAATGTCTACAAGAACATTAGAAAGACGGGTGAGGAATATTAAGAATAAGATTGAGAGGGTGGTAAATGAGTGGAGCTAACAGACAAGGAATTGTTGAATTATGTACTAGAGAATGATATTATCTCTCGTGACGATGTTCAAAAACAAATTGAAATGAACGAAAGGAAAAAATATTTAAAAGCACACAATAATGAAATCTGGCAAGGAAAGGATAAGAAGTGGTATACATACTTGCCAGACGAAAGCACATCAAGCGGCAGAAAGCTGCTAAAGCGTTCAACGCAAGAGTCTCTTGAAGATGGGATTGTGGAACACTACAAGAAACTTGCTAATGAACCTTTAGTTAAGGCTGTATTCAAGGAATGGGTAGACCAAAAACTTGATTATCACGAAATCAAGAAACAGTCATATGATAAGTATAATGATAACTTTGCCAGATTTTTCACTAATGAAGCATATCACATGGCAGATAAGAAAATCAAGTACATTACAGAAGATGACTTAGAATGCTTTATTAAGACTGTTATTGCCGAATGTAAGCTTACACATAAGGCATATTCTGATATGCGAATCCTTATTAATGGCATTTTTAAATATGCCAAGAAAAAGGGGTATTCTAATCTAAGTATCACACAATTTATGGGAGACTTGGATTTATCACGCAGAGCTTTTACTAAAAATGTGAAAAAGAAAGAGGAACAGGTGTATTTCGAGGATGAAATTCCAAGAATCACAGAATATCTATGGCAACGATATGATATAAGGAGCCTGGGATTATTACTTATGTTTGAGTGTGGAATGAGAGCTGGCGAGTTATCATCACTTAAGTTTTCTGATATTCACAACACTGTACTGAAAGATGGAACTATTAAGCATTATATTTCTATACAAAGAACAGAAATTAAGGTCAGAGATGAAAATGGGAAATGGGCTAAGATAGTAAGCGACTATCCTAAATCTGACGCAGGATTAAGAGATATAATTATTCCAGATAAAGCTGTAAATACTGTTAAGGCAATTCGAAGATTAAATCCTTTTGGAACTTATATGTTTGAAGAAAAGGGAGAGCGTATAAAGGAACAAGCATTTAACAGAAAGTTGCATAAGATATGCAAGGCACTAGACATTAATTATCGTTCCACACACAAAGTCCGCCGGGCATACAGTGTTGCATTGTATGATAATTGCGTGAGCGACACTGTTATAACAGAAATGATGGGGCATACAAGCATTGAGACAACAAGAAAATATTACATTTACAGTAATAAGACTGATAGAACTAAGATTGAGCAAGTTAATAATGCTATTAATTATTAGGATTTTGATTACAAAGTAATCAAAGTAATCAAGGTACAAAGCCAGAAGCCCAGTAATAGAGCGGAATAAGGGAGTAGTCAATGCAGTTCGATTCTCTCATCCCCTGCTATTTTTCCAAGGAGAAGAAACACTGCAAACCCGCATAAACACTGAATGAAAGGAGATTTTTTGAACATCGTCTTTTTGCAAGAAAATAAAGAGGTAATCAAGAAAGTAATCATAGAAGTTTAGCAAACGCCGTACGGGCGTTATTTTTTTACTTTAGAATGGCGGATAACTGTCTAATTTATGGCGGTTAATCCGTCTTTTTTTATGCAAAAATATAGTTGAAAGAGAGGTAGTGCGAATGTTTTCTGATGAAGTTAGAGAAAAGATTTTAAGTAAAGAAGAATTACAGAAACTTGATTTAGTGACATTATCTCTTGTTATCCACGCAATTGAAGAGGTTTTAGAGGAGGCAGACAATGAACAATCCTTATCAAACAACACCCATGATGAATAATGGATATGTACCGCAATATGGAACATATCAATACAATCCTATGGCAAATATACAGAGATACCAGCAACAGGAGCAAATGTTACCGACACAAATGCCGGGAACATCACAACAGAATGTTATGGGAAAAATTGTTGACAGCATAGAAGCTGTAAAGGCTGTAGATATACCTATGGACGGAAATATCTATTATTTTCCAAAAGCTGACGGAACAGAAATTTACGGCAAACAATGGCAGTCAGACTTTACAACTCGTATTTTGACTTATAAGCCTTGTTTGGATAGTAACTCTAACAATTTATCATCTAATGATAAAAAATCGAAATTTGACCTGTCAGACGAAAGCACACAACTATTTCTGAATAAGTTTGATGAACTGTCAGAAAAGATAGGGCAGTTAGAGAATAGATTTGATAAATCTATAGGAGCGCAAAGAAAAACTTCAAAAGCTCAAAGCAAGGGCGGTGATGAAGAGTGAATCCAATTAACCTTTTTCAAATGATGAGAGGTGGTCCTCAACAATTTTTGCAGCAGATAGCGAACAATAATCAGCTTATGAGCAATCCAATGATGAAAAATACAATACAAATGGCACAGCAAGGCAATATGCAAGGTATCGAACAGATGGCTAGAAATTTATGTAAGGAAAAAGGATTAAATGCAGATGATGTATTTAATCAGATAAAAAGCAGATTTAATAATTAATAGCATATTAGATGTCTTTGCAAATTACCTGGGTGACATCTTTATGAATAAATTAATGGAGGTAACTAATATGTTTAATTCAAATTGTGCCAGTGTGCCACTTGTTGCAAATATTGATGGTAACAACAATAACAATGGCTGGGGAGATGGCGGATGGCTTTGGTTCATTGTTGTAATCTTTGCAATATTTGGTGGCTGGGGTGGTGGCTTTGGCGGATTTGGCGGTAATGGCGGAGCATTACAGGGATATGCGACACAGGCTGACATTCAGAGAGGCTTCGACAATTCGGCAGTTGTCAGTAAGTTAGATGGCATTTCCAACGGCTTATGTGACGGCTTCTACGCTATGAACAACAGTATGCTCACAGGCTTCAATGGCATAAATACAAACATTATGCAGACAGGCTACGGCATCCAGCAGGCTATTAACGCTGATACAGTTGCTAATATGCAGAATACCAACGCTTTACAGTCACAGCTTGCCAACTGTTGCTGTGAGACAAGAGAAGCTATTCAGGGTGTAAACTACAATATGGCAACTAACACCTGTGCTTTGCAGAACACAATGAATAATAATACAAGAGATATTATTGACAGCCAGCAGGCAGGAACGAGAGCTATTCTTGATTTCCTGACTAATGACAAGATAGCTACATTACAGGCAGAGAACAATGATTTACGCAGAGCTGCTTCACAGGATAGACAGAATGCACTTCTGACTACCACAATGGCAGCACAGACAAATCAGATTATTGATGCTGTAAGACCTACACCAGTACCATCATTCCCGGCAAGCAACCTTTACGGATATGCTTACGGATGCGGATGCAATACAGGTTGCGGCTGCTAAACAACTGAATAATTAACAAGTATCTTAATCAATTTTAATCGGTTTAATTCTTGGTTTAACTCGGTTTAATTTAATTTAACTCGATTTAACTCAATTTAATTGAGTTAAGTATCGAGTTTAACTCGAAAGAAAACTCGAAAGATTATGTCTGCTAAGCAGTATTACTTAAATTTAAAGGGCAGGCTTATATGGTTTGCCCTTATTTTTTAGAAAGAGAGGTAAAGACAATGGAAATTACAGGAATCGCATTACAAACAGTTGCCGCCGGAGAAGATGTGGCATTTACAGAAACACCAGTTTGCGGTAGTAAGTGCATCGTACACAGACAGGGCAGCGGAATTATCAAGCTAAGAGGTATTACAAATCAATGCAAGGCACGATTTTTAGTATCGTATAGTGGCAATATTCAGATACCTACAGGCGGCACAGTAGAAGCTATCTCACTTGCTATCGCAGTGGACGGAGAACCTTTGCAGTCTACAAGAATGATTGTTACACCAGCCGCTGTTGAAAACTTATTTAACGTATCGGCACAAGCATATGTTGATGTACCTTGCGGCTGTTGCAGTACAGTAGCGGTGCAGAATACATCTACACAGGCTATTGAGGTTCAGAACAGTAACTTAATTGCTGTCCGTGAAGCGTAAGGAGGTGTGAGTATGCACATTGAAAGAATCCACAAAATGATTGAATGTCTTACAGAGAAAGCCTTAGGCGAGCTTGATAAGGGTGTTGAGAATGTCAATACAGAGGAAATGGGCGAAGCTGCCGATATGATTAAGGACTTATGTGAAGCAGAGTATAAGGCTGTTATCGTTAAGTCTATGAAGAAAGCCGATGAAGAGGAAGAAGAGTACAACAAGGAGCTGCTTAGAGCCTTAAAAGACGAATACGGAGAAGAGGGTGGCAGAAGATACTATGATGAATACCGCTATATGCGAACTGGCAGATATGCCCCTAAAGGCAAAGGCACCTATGTAGGCAGAAGAGGATACGAAGAACCGCCTTATTATCATATGTACCCGGATAGAGATATGGATAGAGAGTATGGCAGAATGTACTATACAGAGCCTACAAGTACACATACCGCTGAAAGTGGCTACGACAGGGCAAAGAGAATGTACACAGAAACTAAGGAAATGCACAAAGCTAATACGCCAGAGGATAAGGAGCATAAGATGAAGTCACTTGACAGCTACACTAAGGAACTTGCAAGCGACATTACAGATATGGTTGCCGACATGACAGCAGAAGAGAAAAACTTACTTAGAACAAAGCTAAGTACTCTTGTATCTAAGATATGATTTAAAAGGCTATGAGTAGCAATATTCATAGCCTGTTTTGTTTAGGAAAGGAGCATACAGATGATTTTTAGCATTAATGGCACAATGTGGCAAGTGCAATATAAAAATTCAAATTCAGGCGAATTAAAGCGGTCAGACAATGTTTCTGTACTAGGTGTAACCGATAGAAATACACACACAATTTATCTATCAAATGCTTTGCGTGGATTTATGCAACGCAAAGTGCTGATACACGAAATCTGCCACACCGTCTGTATGTCTTATGATATTTATTTGCCGATTGAGACAGAAGAAATTTTATGTGATTTTGTAGCAACTTATGGAGATGAAGTATTTGACATTGTTGATATGATACTTGGAGTGGTTAGGAGAGTGGGATAATGAGTATTGATGAGTTATTGGAAATAATTCAAAGGACTAATCCGACTATGACTAAGGAAATGTTGATATATGAGCTTAGTCAATGTCGGTATTCAAGTAAGGCGTTGATTTATACAGAAAGTTGTTGTGTTGACAATAATATTTAAAAATGCTATTATTTAATAGATGTAAACAATTGATAATTAATATATCATTTTACCTTAATAGAACCATAGTGGAAAGTTGCATTGATACATTTTTGTATAGGTGCAACTTATTTTATTTTAGAGGTTTTATTATGAGAGTTGTAAGATTAAAAATGTATCAAGAAATGGCTAGATTCAATAATCCATCAGCGCCAAAAGGTGCAGATTGCTACCCTTTGCCACCATTTAGTACAGTTAATGGGTTTATTCATTCAATGTGTCAATGGAAAATGTATCATAAATTAGATTATTTTGTTACTGGCAAAGGAATTTATAATACTAAGGTGCAAAAAGAATGGCACGGTGGCTATAATTTCAACAAAATTAGCGATGAAATGCTTAATCGTTGGGATATTATAACAGATCATGCAGACGGAAGCCACACCGGCTGGGTTAGTACAGTTAAATATCATCTAATGCTAGTTGATTTATATACAACTATATACATCAAAGCTGATGATAGTGACATAGATGATATATACCGTGCGTTACTAAACCCACCAGTATATCCATCATTAGGTGAGTATGGTGATTTATGTAAGATTGAAGCAGTGGATATTGTAGAACTTAAGGAGCTTGACAAATCCATATCAGCTCCACTTGCTATGCAATCTTATATTCCTGTTAATAAAGGCAATTTTGCGGGAACTATCTATAGAATTAATAACAAATACGAAATCATTAAGGGTCTTAGGCGATTCCAGAAAGTTTCTTGTTATTTAGTGGATAAAGGACAAGAAGTTGTGAGCAATCTTTTTGATGATGATAAGCCAATTATTTTTATAAACTAATTTAAAACCCACGGAATATAGGTAAAATTTTTCTTTACCCCCGTGGGTTGACTTTTTGTATTCACAATTTCAATTTTAAAAAATCTCAAAATTTGGTTCAGATTTCGTTCAAATTATATTTTAAAAATTGAAAAAATTTTCCCACAAAATTATAATGCGCCGTTTCAAATACCCCCGTCATATGCAATTTTGGAATCCAAAAATCGGTTACACAGAATTTCAATTTTTGCTCCCGATTTTGTTCAGATTTGCCCTGAAAAATTGATGAAAAACTTTAATAGATTAAAGCGTTTTATGCGAACTTGACCGGCTGCGGTTCGTGCTTGTTTTGGCTTTGTGATTTGCCCTGTACGGCGGTTTTATTGTGTCGGTGTAGACTTCTAAGCCTACAGAACAAACAGCCTTAAAACGCTTTTAAATGTATTGTATAAAATGGGTATAATATGCCCTTGAAAGTTGTGGAAGTTGTTGCTAGATCTGGAAGATATACCAGAACACACGCCGCCCCAACTGGGTACACTTGTACACCTAAAAGTGCAAAAGCCCTATATATAAGCATAGCATTATTATATTAATTTTTCAAGGTACAATAAAAGCATATAAAAATATATGCTTAATGCTTGTGGCTGGAATCGAACCAGCCAAACCACAGCAAGCCAAAAAGGGCGCAGATTGTACGCCCTTATTCAATATATTTTTTGTAATGTTCTGGAAATTTGAAAATCCTTTCTCTTCCTATGTTCTTTGGTTTAGATGAAAATCTTTCTAATCTTGTTGAGCTGCTATTGACATCTAAATCTAAATCAATGTAACACTGTTCACATTCTAAACGCACTATCCAATTAAATGAGCCATTATCATATTGATATAACATAGCTTTAGCCTTTGGATAGGCTTTTAGATAATTTTCGATAGATTGAAATTGTAAAGCAGTTTCTTCAAGTTTTGAATATCCGTCAATTTTTAGCCAGTGTACATATTTCACAGTACCACCTCCATATTTTAAATTTCCCAGTTATCCGGGTAAAAGCAAGCCGGGGAATCGAACCCCGGAAAAGCCAACCTTGCTAATTATTTGCTTGCTAAAATCTCCCTTGCTAATAAATCCCAGTAAAGACCATCACCACGCTTATCAAGCCATTTTTCAGCTTCTTCTGTGCTTTCGTCTAACCATTCAGACATAAGCTGGATGATGTCATAATAACTATAATCAACGCTAACGCCTAAACCTCTCAGCCATTCTATACAGGCGTTACGTTCCCCAAGCCTTGCAACCGCCCAACCGTACTCATTTGTAAACTTATCCTTGATATCCTTAATTGTGTTAAGCTCTTCACTCTGTGCAACTTCTGTTAAATAGTTTCTAACCGCTGCTTTGACTTCTTTGCTGTTTGTTCTTCTCATTTCTTTTTACCTGTGCTATAATATAGCTACCTTTCTTTTTGATTGGTGGCGGTTGTAAACTTTGGTAGAGTGGCAACCGCCTTTTTGTATGTCCTCTTGACAGTTATTATAATAAACTTAAAACGGTTTAAAGTCAATAGCTAAAATAAACTTTTTTTAGATTATTTTTTAATTGACTTTATAAGCCACAAATTATATAATGTAAGAAAAAATATAGGAGGGTACAAAGCTATGCTTGTATATAAAATAGATGTGCTTGATACGCTTAAAGAAAGTGGCTATAATTCCACACGCATATTAAAAGAGAACTTAATCAGTCAATCAGCAATGCAGAGATTGCGAAAAAATGAAATGATTGGCATTAAAACTTTGGAAAAGCTGTGTGAACTTTTAGATATGCAGCCGGGAAACATCATTAAATATGTAGAGAAAAAATAAACCAAAAAAGATTTTAAAAAGTATTGACAATAAACGATAAATGGTTTATTATAATGGCAGGAACAAAGAAAGGGCAGCCGAAAGGCTGGAAGGTGAAAAGGATGAAAACAATCGAATTATTAAACAAGGCTGTTGAGCTTGGATTTGACAGAGAAAAGGCACTTGCTGACATAGACGCAAGTCTTGATGAAATAATCGGAGCAGAGAACAGAAAGCCAATTACAGAAGAGGAAGTCAGCGAAGAGCTGGCAAGCGATATTTTATTCGGGTTTGAATGCGAAAAAGAAAACAATTAAGAAAGGTTAAAAGGTGAATAATATGAGATATTTAACAGTTAAAAGAAACAAGAATGGAGAACCTAATAAAACGGATATGAAGAGCCTTGCAAAGTTCTTCACAAATGAAAACGCGAGAAAATATGTAGATTATGATAGCCATTTATTTGCTGTTGAAGAAACAAGAAACGCTGGTAAAGAATTTGCCGGATATACATTTAAAATAGCTACAAAGGCGGAGAAGTCTGGCGGATGTGATTACTATTTCGGTGAAGTTCTTGATACTGGGGATAAAGTTGTTATATCCACAGAAAACGAGTATAAGAGTTTAGACTGGGCATATAACAAAGCTTTGGAGATAATCAAAAAAGAGTTCTAAAATCGGATAGATAAAATAAAAAAGGGGAGCTTAACGTTCCCCTTTTTTCTACGCCGCACGTTACTATTTAAGAAATACAAAAACGTATATTTCAATACATCTGATGTTGTTGTTTATAAATACAAAATAGCATATTTCAATACATTTTTGTTACTGTTTACGTTTTACATAATAAACAGTTTTTTATATTATGTCAAGTTCAAAAATAAAATTGACTTTATAATATATTTATGCTATATTATTTTAATAATTAAATATACAAGATTTACACCCGATAATTATATAATAGTTATTGGGTTATTTTTATGTTATTAGTATATATTACAATAAGCTGGATAAGCTCCAGCAGAAAGGGGAATGAATGGAGAAAGTACAGGAAACGGCAGACAGCGAAGAGATTTTCGAAAATGAGATTGATATGCATTTTAAGCGATTCTGCACAAACGAAAATATCGAAGATATGACATCAGCTCCGCAATCTCTCTTTTATGCTGCTTTGATTTATGTATACAATAATACCTTTAAGGGTACTAATAGATTAAAATTAAAGGGTAAATTACAGGGATATAATAATAATAATTATAATAACCAGTATAGTAATATTAATAATAGTAATTGCAATAGTTATAATTATGAGTATCTCAATTATATAGCAGATTATTATATATATATGTGTTATAAGTATAATAAAATATGTACTATATCAGGATATTGTAAATTAACAGGCATAAATGAGACTGTTATATATGATTGGGCGAATGAGAAGAGAGCGTCAAAACTAAGTACTTCGGCTTACGATTTGTGGGAAAAACTGTCAAAAGATTATGAATCTAGCGGAGAGGCTCGCCTCTGGTCCGGTAAGAACCCAGTCGGGCAACTTGCAGTTATGAATCGCCGCTTCGGTTGGAATCTTCCCGGAGTTAGTAGAGAAAGTACCGCGAAAGTCATTAAGACCGCATCAGATCTGCCGCAGCTTGGCACATCCGGAAACGCTCAAGGCTCTAATGTTCGTCAAATTGCACAACAAGAAAACATTGTGCAAGATGTACAAGAAATCCCACAAAGCCAGTAAACAAGCGAATTACAGCCATTTGGCTTACAATAACATGACTTCGCTAAAGTTGAGTTTAGCGAAGTGATAAAACAGAACATTTGAGCGACAAAAACACGACAAAGCCAGTAAACAAGCGGATTGACAACGATTGTGTGATAATTATTCATTGTGCAATGGCTCCGCTCTGGCTGATTTCATTGTGCAAAATGTACAAACGCAGGGCGTGGGGGTTATATATACACGCACTGCAAGCCTAACTAAGTCGCTCAAATATTCTCAAAAATAAAAAGGCTTATTATATATATTTATATATACATAACCAACCAATAATAATTTATTAAACTATATACAATAACCATTATATTTATTAATATATAGCTTTGATAATAACTCACATAATATAATCAATAAATCTACTGTACAAATCCTATAGATAGGTGTATAATAAACACATCTTAATTATTCACGAGATATTCAATAAATACACACATCAAAACGGCTAATTCAGCCGAGTAAATTCCAAAAAATTTTAAAAAATAAAAAAGAGTTAGGAGTTAGAAATGCAGGGAGCAGAGTATCAGGCTTTGGCTATGCGTACTAACGATAAAAAGTCTACAGATAGGCTTGAGAAAAAGATTGATGATCTAAAGATAGGCAATCGTGGTGAAGATACACCAAGAATTGAGCTAGGCGGTGTTATCAATGCTGCACTAGGTTTATCTGGCGAAGTCGGAGAGCTTAATGATATGCTCAAGAAATGGGTTTTTCACGAAAAGCAGTTAGATGTTGAACATTTAAAGCGTGAAATCAGCGATGTATGTTGGTATTTAGCTTTAATGTGCGATTCATTTGAGTTTAATCTTGATGAAATCATGCAGATTAATGTTGACAAACTGAAAGCAAGATACCCAGAGGGATTTGATACTTACAGAGCTAATCACAGACAGGCAGGTGATGTTTAATGAAATCAAGAAATATAATAAATATGTGCCTTAATTGTGAAAGTAAGCTGAAACTATTCAATCAGCGACCATGTAATGATTGCATTGTAAATGGTGGGAAAAATAACAATTTTACTCCACTTAAAGATGTTGCTCCTAGCGTCAATGAAAAACCGGTAAATGACAATGTTAATCATCCGAGCCATTATGAGACTGGCAGTTTTGAATGTATAGATGTTATGTTGGAAACACAGGGCAAGGAAGCCGTTAAGAACTTTTGCTTATGCAATGCCTTTAAGTACATTTACAGACATAATAACAAGAATGGCTTAGAGGATATTCAAAAAGCCAAGTGGTACATTGACAAATACATAGAATTGTCAGAATAGTCGTGTCAGTCATTGAAAGTATAATGGTTGCAAAGGATAGTACACTGCGACTTGTGGCGAATGCATACTGGGAATAGCCACTATTGCCCTTTAGTATAATGGTTAATGCACAGGAGCTTGATTCCTGCAATATGGGTTCGATTCCCATAAGGGTAGTTTATTTTTCTTTTTATTTGTTTGGCTGTTCATTATTGTGTTTTTGCATTTTACACAGAACAGTCCTCCTTTCATGTACCTCTTTGGATTTTGTTCAGTTAAAAGCGGTGCAAGACCGCTTGAGAGGGTTTGGCGTGTATATACATAGCCATGTGAAAACCAACTTATCAAGAAGCACTCCTTATCAAAACACCCCTAATATTTTATTGTTTCTGTTCTTGTTTCTTGATAGCCGTTACAGGCGGTATTACATACAACCCCTCTTGTATGTAATTTTATCAGAGAGTGCTTGAATCGTAGTACCCTCAAATCTTGGCTTGTAGCTCAGTGGTAGAGCAGTCGGCTGTTAACCGACTTGTCGTGGGTTCGATTCCCACCTTGCCAGCTATAGGTTAAAACCTAGAACAAATAATTACGCGAAGCGAGGGAGTTTTGATGATTGTTGTATGGGATGCCCTTATGGGGATTAAAAGAATAATTGTTTTTCAACTTGCCGAGCGGATTATTGTATTTTCGAAATCCAGTGAAGCGGTGAAAAGAAAGTATTTCGGAAGTATGCTAAGGTTTCCATACTGTGCAATATCAGCTAGGCATGAAGTCTCGATTAAGCCATATCTATGAGAATAATATTTGATGATCCAGAAACCACAAAACTTAAAGAATCATAGGTATGGCGAATAAAATTGCCGATATGGGATAATGGTATTCCAGTAGCTCGCTAAGCTATCCAACAGAAATGTTGTTCGTGTTCGATTCACGATATCGGCGCTAACTTACGACAGGGGTTAACCTTGCCGTAAGCGGTAGAAAGTCCGCATGAAATTGCACAAAGTAGTGGCAAAAGCAATTTCAAAGTGGCAGTAACCACTACTGCTACCACTTTTCGGATAGTAGTTCAGTTGGGAGCAACGCTTGATTCATTCAAGTAGTCATAGGTTCAAGTCCTATCTATCCGATTACAACAAACTAGGTTAGCTACCGAAAAGCACAAGCCTTAGTGCCTGTTTGTTGTTTTGTTAATAAGGCAGTTATCAGAAAGGCAGGTAAACATGGCAAAATTAATTAAACATCGTTCAATCGGAAAAATAAGAATGGAGCTTGTAGATTATGTGCTGAATTGCACAGATGATGAATTGTACGAGCTTTGTGGTGCTGTTTCAGAACTTAAAGGCGTAACATCTTGGTCTTGTGATGAATGCCAAAAACGATTTAAGCCAGATTGCAGCTTTGACAGTGACGAATCAAGATGTAAGAAGCATTTCTTCGAGATGAACAAGCCGGAATAATATTGGTAAAATCAGTTGCCTAGTGATTGCAACACGAAAAGAGTAACCTACGAACTCCTGGCAACTGTTTTTATATAAATCGTAGGGTTATCTATCGTAGGAGGTAATTTATGACAGACATAAAAATTAAAAAAGCAGTAATTAGAGAAGATTTATTATCAATAACAAACGATTATAGAAAAGCAATCATTCTTAATCAGTTTATCTATTGGTCTGAAAGAGTTTCAGATGCCGATAAGTTTATCAAGAAAGAAAATGAGATCGCAAAGAGCAATGGAGAAGAGGAAAGAGAGCTTTTCTATGGTTGGATATATAAAACCGCCGAGGAATTAGCTGATGAGGTTATGTTAGGTTTATCTGCAAGCCAGATAAGAAGATATATCAGCGATTTGGTGAATATGGGTTATATCTCAAAACGAAATAACCCTAAATATAAGTGGGATAGAACATTACAATATAGGGTAAATCTTGTAAATATTGCAAAAGACCTTAAAAAGAATGGCTATCCATTAAGCGATTATAAAATTAAAATTCCAGAAAATGAAAAAACCATTACGCACGAGTGCGCAATCAATAATGAGCCAATGGAAAATCAAACACAAGCTAGTGACGAAGCAATACCAAAGAGTACTAACATAGATTACTTAAACAAAGATTACAAATCAAATAGTACAGAGTGTAATTCTCTTAACAGAGAACAATGTAATTCTTTTTTAAGCAAAGATAAAAAAGTGAAAGAGTTTAAGCCGATAAGCGAATACTCTCAAAGTGATTGGGAAGTTGCCGAGGAAAGAATGATAAGTAGAGCTGGCAAGATAGCTTATGATTGGACTAATGATAAAACACTCAAAGAAAATGTAGAAGCATTCTTTAAATACTTTTTAGATAAACACGGAGAATGTACTGGAGAATATCACTACCCATTAACAGATAAGGTTTTATCAAGAGTAGTAGATAACCTAACAAAAGAAACCGACATAGAGCGTGACGGATATATAGATACCTATTATGCGGCTATAAGTGATATGGACGATAATACAGACTACAAGATGTTGGTTGATGAATATTTCAACACAAAGTTTTCAGCACAATGCGATTACAGCTTAGTTCATTTTTCTTCTGAAAAGGTTTTAATCAACATTATGAATCACGCTTGTAAGAGTAGTTGGTGTGAAAGTAAGGAATGGTAAGGAGTGATTATTATGGCAGCAGGCGTACATCCACTAAACAAAGACAAATTCTATGAAGCAATGAACCTTTATGTATCGGGGCAGGTATCGCAGGAAAAAGCGTCAAAGATAGCAGGCTGTAGCAAACCAACATTCCTTAAATATGCTAACAAGATATATGGCGGCGAGGAATTACCAGATAATTTATGGGGGAAGAATGAGTAATATGCATAAATTCAAAGTAGAATCAATAGAAGGATGCCCAGAATGTGCTAAAGTTACGATTGATGGCGAAAAGTGCCTATGTCGTTCATATAAGATAGAACATTATGCCGGGAGGCTTCCAATGGTCAATATAGACCTTGTTGCCAATGTGCAATATGAGCAAGACGCAGAAATCAACATTGTAAACTTGCACGAAATAGCTTCACTGATGGACAAGAAAACATTCAAGGAGTTTTGCAGAATTTGGGAGGATATTCACGATGAAGCATAACAAAGAATGGCACACTTGCGACAGGTGCGGGACGGAAATAGAAAAGCCTAAAATATGGTATGACCGAATATTCCCTTATCTAAGAACCGTAAATTTAAAAAAGGCTATGTCTTTCAAGGAAATATTTACGGAAATTAAACAAGGGAGAATAGAGCCGGTCATAAGTACAAATGGCATAGAAAACATCGTATTAGAAGAATACTATTGTACAAAGACAAAGCAAATTGACTTATGCCCTAAATGCAGGAAAGATTTTGAGAGGTTTATGAGGAATGAATGATTGTTCAAAATGTAAATTCAGCGAAGAAGATTATATTTTCGATGAAGAAATAGGATACGAATATCCCGTCTACACTTGCGCCAAAGGAAACGACACAAGCTTAGACTATGAGTGTAAGGATTTTAAGGAATACAAGTCAGAGAAATATAAAGAGAAAGATGCAAAGTGCGATAAATGTGAGCATCTTGAGATTTGCCTCGATAAGGGCAATGTTATTGATTGTAGGACAGTTTGCGATACAAGAAGTCATTATATAGCTGGCAGAATGGGGTGTGTTAAAAATGAATGATTGCGACTTAACTACTTGCCGATACAACAAAGACAATAAATGCACAAATGATGAAAAGAGAGCAGAATGTGTAGAGGTATCTGGAAAAGTAATAGGTATTGATGTTTCCGTTGATGCAGTTAATGAGTACGCAAAATCAATCTTAGGAAGATACCCTAAAGACAATATGGAGTTTTCAAGAGCTTTAGCAATGAAAATCTTAGAGGAAACAAAATCATTAGTGAATAGTGCGAGAAAGGAATGAGGTTATGAAAATAACTGAAATGAATAATTGCATCGAAGAAATACGTAAATGTATACACAAAGGACGAAAACGGAACACAAATTGAAATGAAAAGGTATGCAGATGAATTGGTGGAGAAAAGGAGTTGAAATTATGAAAAAGTTATTTGTAAGCGTGCCAATGAAAGGCAGAGCAGAGGAAGAAATCAAAGCAAGTATTCGGAAAATGAAGCGGATTGCAGAGATATACGAGGGTGAGGAATTAGAGCTTATTGACAGCTACATTGAGGACAATCCGCCACAGAATAATAATCAGGCTATATGGTATCTTGGAGAAAGTCTTAAGAAGTTAGCACAGGCTGATGTGTTTATCGGAATTGAAGGCAGTTGGTGCTGGAATGGATGCCACATTGAAAGAATAACCGCTGAAAAATATGGCATAAAAATATATGCATGCCCAGCAGAAGATGTAATTGATTGTTATTCTTTATTACTGGAGAAAAAAGGGATATATGCATGCACAACTAAAAGAAATGTTTATCCTAACATTTAAAGATGATTGCTGAAATAATAAATATTACCGCCATATAAATGATTTATGGCGCTACCCTAAAACAATTATAGGCAGAGGTCTATAAGCACCTTTGCTTTTTAAAAGTGGAGGTGCTTTTCTTATGGCTAGTCAAAGCCTTATTTCCACAGTTGATAGTTACGAAAATTACATAGAGAGAAATGGAATAGACGAGCAAGTAACTAATGCCTATGTAGACGCTTGCAGTGTAGCCATAAATGGCGAGAAAGATATTGAGTATGGACTACAACTCACTAAGAGAGCAAAAGAGCTTATAGAGCGTTTCTGCAAGGGCAAGACAGGTGGAACAATATGGGATTTAGAAAAGTATGCGTTTGCAAATAAAACGGAATATGAGCTGATTAATTGGTTTTACGATATTTTACTGATTGAAGCACAAAACAAAGTTGTTGACAGTTTTTTTAGATACATAGAAAAGAAACGTGAACCTAAAGAAAGATTCTATATGCCGAGAAGAAAACAGTTTATCAAAATAGGCTTAATAGAAGCATTACAAGGCATGATTGATGATAAATATGATATTTTATGTATTTCTCTCCCACCCGGAACAGGAAAAACCACAATCGAAAAGTTTTTCCATTCTGCGGTTATAGGTTGGTACTCAAACGGATATAACCTTTTTTATTCACACAGCGGAGACATTACACGAATGTATTATGATGGAGTATACGATATTGTCACAAACGCTGACGAGTATACATGGAGAGAAGTGTTCCCTGGACTTGAAGTAACAAGTACAAATGCAAAACTTGAACAGTTTAACGTAGGAAAATATAAGCCGTTTCAATCTGTACAATGTACATCCGTCGGCAGTAAAAATGCCGGTAAAGTCAGAGCCAATAAATTTCTGCTAGTTGATGATATGATAGGCGGCATTGAAGAAGCACTAAACCCAACCTATCTTGATAAATTGTGGGATAAATATGCAGTAGATGCACGACAAAGAAAGATACCGGACGAGGATGGAAACCCATGTAAAGAAATACATATTGCTACAAGGTGGAGCGTTAGAGATGTAATAGGACGTATTATACAAGCTTATGAGGGAAACAAACGAGTTAAAGTAATATCCGTGCCTGATGTAGACCCAGTAACAGGAGAAAGTAATTTTGACTTTGAATTTGGCGGCTATACAGTAAAGGATTTTGAAGATATTCAGCTGCTTATGGATGAAATCTCATATCGCTGCCTGTATAAACAAGACCCTATAGAACGTGAGGGCTTATTATTCCCGGACGATAAAATCCGCAGATACCTTAATCTACCACACGGAGAACCGGAAATTATCACAGCGCAATGCGATACTAAGGGCAAAGGTACGGATTATTTTGTGCTGCCTGTATTGCAAAAATATGGAGAAGATTATTACTGCGTTGATTGCGTATGTGACAACACAGCAGATTATGAAGAACAATACAGAAATGCCGCAGGTGTGCTTGTAAATAATAAAGTGCAAGAGTGCGAGTTTGAGCGTAATGCTGGCGGTGACAGGGTTGCAATGGAAGTTAATAAGAGAGTTGAGAGTGTAGGCTGGATATGTAATATTACAGATACACCTACGGAAACGAATAAGGAAGCAAGGATATTTCAATGTTCTAACTGGATTTTGCAACACATTATTTTTAAAGACGCATCACTTTACAAACCTAATGAACCATACGGAGTAATGATGTCACTTTTAAAACAGTATTCAGTATCAGGAAAGAAACAGTTAGATGATGTACCAGATGTATTTTCAAACTTTGCATTGAGGATGACACAGGGTAATAGAGTAGCAAAGGTTGAAGCTGCTATAAACCCATTTAGGAGGTATTAATCTATTATGACAACTAAGGACTATCTTAATCAGATAAGTTATTACAACAAGATAATTGATAATAAATTGATAGAAATAACACAGTATAAAGAATTATCATACAGCATATCAGCGGTTGTTAATGAAGAAAGAGTTATGTCATCATCAGATCCAGACAAAACAGGCTGCGGATATGTCAGACTTGAACAAATGGAAGAAAACCTTGATAAGCTTATAGATAAATACATTGATGTAAAGAACAAAATAATAGAGCAGATAGAGCAGATAAACAACGAAGATTATTACACAGTATTGTTTCTAAGATATGTCAGAAAGTTTACATTTGAAAAAATTGCAAATGAAACAGACTGGTGTTGGCGACAGGTACACAGGATACACGCTAAAGCATTACAAGCCTTTGAAGACAAATATGGGAGTGAATATCTGTAAAAGATGTCATAGAATGTCATATTGCACTAATGATATACTGTATCTGTAAGAAATTACAGAACTGTTTTTCATAAACAAAACATTCCTTATCAAGAAGCGCCGTTACTTAATTGTGGCGGTGCTTTTTGTTATGCAAAGAGGTAATATATGGAATTTTATATGAATAAAGACAAGTCAATTATGTGTCCGAACTGCCATAAGTTTTTAACTAAGGCAGACAGCAAAGACCCAAGAACGCATAAATTAGCGTGCAAGCATTGCCACAAATGGATATGGTATGTGCCTAACGATGATGATAATTTTCAAATTAAAGAAATACCGGACAGCAGAAGCTCAAGTGGTATGACATTTTATTAGGAGCAAGATATGAACACAATGTATTTTCAAGACCTTGTTAGAGGTTGTTATGGTAGAAAAATTGCATACACGAATGTAGATACAATAACTGCTAACAATGTTGTTAAGGTTATTGGAAGTACTATAGGCGTATTTAATTGGAATAAGCCTGTTATTAAGTATCTGTGGGATTATTACAAGGGAGACCAACCAATATTATACAGGCATAAGCTGACCAATGAAGATATTACAAACAAGATTGTTGAGAATCACGCATATGAAATTGTCCAGTTTAAGGTAGGACAAACATATGGCGAGCCAATCCAGTTTATTAGCCGCAAAGATGATGAAGCTATCAACAAGGCGGTTGATATACTCAATGATTTTATGGCGGATGCCAATAAGCAGGAGAAAGATATTAAAGCTGGAGAGTGGCAGTCAGCAACAGGAACATCATTTAAGGCGGTTCAACCTAAAAATGGAGATGTACCATTCAGAATTGTAGCACCTACACCAATGAATACTTACGTTGTTTACAATGAAAGCACAGAAGAACCTATGCTTGTTGTACAAGAGCTCAAAGACGAGGATGGGAATTGGTATAAAATGGCTTTTTCCGACACTATGTCTTTTAGAATTGTTGACAGCAAAGTAGTTGAAGCAAAACTACATACATATGGTGAAATCCCTATCGTTGAGTTTCCTAATAACCACGAAAGAATATCTGATATTGAGCTTGTTGTAGGTATGTTGGATTCTATTAATAATATGCAGTCTAACAGAATGGATAGCATACAGCAGTTTGTTGAATACTGGGTTAAGTTTGTAAATTGCGAAGTTGATGAAGAAACATTTGCAAAAATGAAAATGAACCACGCTCTTACAGTTAAGTCCATCAATAAAGACAATAAGTCGGATGTCGAAATTATGACACAAGAGCTTAATCAGACACAATGCCAAGTTGCTAAGGAAGATTTGTGGGATAACACATTATCTATATTGGCTATACCAAACAAACAGGGCAACACAGGCGGAGATACGCAAGGAGCGGTCGAGTTAAGAAACGGATGGGATTTCTCCAAGACAAGAGCAAAACTGAAAGACCCTATTGTTAAATCGTGCGAAAAGCGGTTAGCGGTAGTGGTTCTTAATATTCTAAGACTTGCAGGAGAAGACTTAAAATTATCGGTTAGAGATTTTGATGTACAGATAAATCACAGTCCACAAGACAATATGTACACCAAGGCGCAGACGTTGCTTTTACTTTTACAAGCTGGCATACATCCACTTATAGCAATTAAGACAGTTGGTTTATGGGGAGATGCAGAAAAGACATTCCTTTTATCAAAATCATATCTTGATAATATATACAAGACTATTGATGATGTGGAAGCACAAGAACAAAAAGCACAAGAGATAGTTAATCAACTTAATAATAATCAGCAAAATAAGGCAGTTATCGAATAATCGGTAGCTGCTTTTATTTTATACATTTTGCAGCTATGCGGTAAATAGCAGAAAACACAGCAGGAGCGACCTGCGGTAACAAAAGCGTGTGTTTAACGGAGGTAATTATGACAAGAGAAGATGTATTAAAACTTTTTCCAGAAGCAACAGATGAACAGATTACAAATCTTCTTAATCAGAACAATTCAGAAGTTGCTACCGAGAAAAACAAGGCAAAGCAGTACAAGGCTAAGGCTGACACAGCAGATGAATTACAGAAGCAGCTTGATGAAATACAGGCGGGCAATCTGACAGAGCTTGAAAAGGCAAATAAAGCCCTAGATACAGCTAATCAGCAGATAGCCGATTTACAGAAATCTAACGCTATCAGAGACCAGAGGGAAGCAGCTATGACTAATTTTAAGATTACTGCTGAACAGGCAAAGACAGTTGTTACAGATGATGGAAGCCTTGATTACACCGAACTTGGCAAGATTATGTCCGAGAAAGAAACAGCTGCGGCACAGGCTAAGGAACAGGAGATTGCAAAACATCAGGATATTCCGGGCGGCGGCAGTAATAAAGGCGGTGCAGACAATAAGACAAATGCTGAAAAGATAGCAGAAAGTCTTATATCTAACGCACCTAAGAGCAATGACGTTTTATCACATTACATTCAGTAATAACAGGAGGTAAGAAATGGCAAAGGAAATGAATATGCAGTATGAAAAGACTTCATACGCAGGAGATGTTCAGATTTTAAAAAGAGAGCCTAACGAAGCAATCCCATTAACACTTGATTTTGATGGAGTAACAACTAAAAATGCGCAGGGCAAGAAAATTGTCAAAGCAGGCACTCCAATCGGAGCAACCGGCAAGGCTGACAATACAGCTACAGTAGTGGGTATTTTAAGGTTTGATGTAACAGAGGATAGACCACAGGGAGTACTACTTAAGAAAGCATACCTTAATACAAAGGTGGCAGAAGCACACTCAGGCGTTACATATGACGCAACAGTTAAGACAGCTCTTCCAATGATTGTATTTGAATAATAACAGGAGGTAAACAGATGTTAATTAATGAAGTATTAGACAGTAAGTCTATTGCATTATCGGCAACAGAAAACGCTAGTAACCAGATACCTTATCTTGGCTTACAGTGGTTTCCAGAAAGAAAGAAGCAGGGGCTTGATTTAAGCTGGATTAAGACACACAAAGGACTTCCAGTATCACTTGCGCCATCTAACTTTGACACAATCCCAACACTTAGAGCTAGAGAGGGATTAAGCAAAGAAAAAACACAGATGGCATTTTTCCGTGAGGGAATGACAGTTGGCGAAGAAGAAATGCTTGAAATCGAGCGTATTCAGTCTGCGGACGACCCATATCTTGCTAGTGCTTTATCAAGCGTGTATGACGATACAAATAATCTTGTAAGTGGTGCAGAGGTTGTACCAGAGCGAATGAGAATGTCACTTCTTGCGACAAACGCAGGACACCCGGTAATTGCTATCGTGAGTGATGGCGTTCAGTATGCCTATGATTATGACAAAGATGGTTCATACGCAAAAGACCATTACGCAAAGTTATCCGGCACAAGTATGTGGAGCGATACAGCTAATTCAAAGCCACTTACAGACCTTAACAATGCAAGAAAGAAGTTGCAGAAGCAGGGTAAGGTTGCTAGATATGTACTTATGAATAGTAACACATTCCAGTATCTGCTTGATAATGCACAGATAAGGAACTCAATCCTTGCACAGAATCTTACAGCAACTATTGAGGTTGATGATGATACTGTTATTTCAGTAGTGCAGAAGAGAACAAAGCTCACTATCGTACTTTACGATAAGATGTACATTGATGATGATGGTAAGGAGCAGTATTTCTATCCAGATAATAAGGTTACACTTCTTCCAGAGGGCAATCTTGGTAATACTTGGTTCGGTACTACACCAGAAGAAAGAACAGCAAGACAAGTGGCTGATGTAGATGTTACAACATATGGTATAGGTATTACAGTCGCTACAAAGACAGAGTATGGACCACCTATGAAGATGTCAACATTTGCTTCAGAAGTTGTACTTCCATCATATGAGAATATGGATAGCACATTCGTATATGAGGTTCATAGCGAAGAGTAGGAGGTGCAACTATGAAATATCCATATATAGTAGTTCAAAATGGTAAATGGTATAATGCAGGCGAAGAAGTTCCAGAAAACAATAATTCTGGGGCTTCTTTTGATTATAGCAAAACAACCATAAATCGTATGTCTACATCTGATTTACAGGCGTTTGCCGCAGGGCAAGGTATAGACAATGCAGAAGAACTCACAGGAGCAGAATTAAAGAAGCTGTTAATCGAGAAATTAGGATTATAGGAGATAGTTATGGAATACACCACATTAGAGCAGGTCAAAATCAAACTTAAACAATTTCATATTGATACAGTCACAAATGATGATGAAACAACATCTGATGTGGTAGTGTTTGATAACAAAGAAGATAATCCGATAATCGAACAGCTTATTAAGCAGGCTACAGAAGATGTAAAGGCAAGAAGAAACTACCCTGACAGCTACACAGATGAAATGATAACCGAAGATTTGAAGAAGTTTGAAAGTGTTATCGTTAATCTTGCAGTTTATGACCATTCACAAGCAGGCGAAGCATTTATGGCAAGTTACAATGAGAACGGCGTAAACAGAACTTGGAAAGACAGAGATAGCTTATTTGTTGGGGTATTTCCATTTGCTAAAGTGTTATAGAAGATTGTGCGTTAGCATTTTGCTGATGTCGGCAATATGTTAGCAGGCGGCACACATTAAGGGTGGTGGGCGGTGTGCCTATTAATAATTACAGGAGATATAAAATGAAAGAATTTTTATTACAGACATATACAATAATATTACCTATCGTATTAGGTTATATTGTCTGGCTCCTTAAACAGCAAAAAAAGGACAAAGACGCCAATAGCAAAGGTACAATGTTACTTTTGCGTGTACAGCTTATCGAATACCACGATAAGTATATGAAACTCGGTGAAATACCATCCTATGCTTATGACAATTTTGTTGAAATGTATAACGCATACCACGCATTGGGCGGTAATGGTATGGTAACCAAAATGTATAACGAAATACAGGAAATTCACTTAAAGAATGGAGGTAAAGACTAATGGATATAACATCAGTATCAACAGTAGTTGCAATCGTTGTAATAACATATCTGATAGGCTTAGGAGCTAAGGCAATTCCGCACATTAAGGATAATTACATTCCTATAATCGTAGGCGTTGCAGGTGCTATCTTAGGCGTTATCGGTATGTATGTAATCCCAAATTATCCAGCTAATGACATTCTTAATGCAATAGCTGTAGGTATCGTGTCGGGGCTGTCAAGCACGGGTGTAAATCAGATTTACAAGCAGGTAAAGAACAATGCTTGATATTAATAAACAGGCTATGAAGTATTCGCTTCAAGGGCAGACTGTAACTATTTACGAAAGAGATGATGAGGGCAATATCCTTTATGAGGGATATACCGACACAGAGGGTAACTTCATTCCTTATCTTGATGATGAAGGAAACAAGATACCCAAAGTCCTTGAGGAAAAAACAGGTTTTTCAGAGCCAGTTGATTTTAAAGCTAACATATCGTTCAGCGGCGGAGAAGCACAGAGTAAAGAATATGGCTTTGATACCGCTGATTTTGACGCTATTTTACTGACAGATAGGAATATGTTGCCTGTTCAAAAAGGCGACCTTATCTGGCTTGATAGCAAGCCTACATACACAGATGATAGCCTTATTGATGAAACATCAGCGGACTTCACGATTGTAGGTACGAAACCGGCATTGTGTTCAACTAAGTATATGCTTAAAGCGGTTGTAAAGTAGGTGACTATGGCTAAACATACAATTAATGTATCTTTATCAGAAAGTTCAATACAAGGGGCAATAAGACAGCTACAACAGTATAAGCAAACATTACAGTATAAGTGCGAATTGCTTGTTGAACGATTAGCAGAATTAGGCGACAAAGCGGCAATTATGAGTGCTAATGAAAGTCCATTAGGCAGAACAGTAACATTAAGAGTTGACAGAAAGCCTATTCAAGATGGCTACCAAGCTATTTTAATTGCTACAGGTAAAACTGTTGAGGTAGAAGATAGAGAGCCATTTTACACACTGTTAGCGATTGAATTTGGTGCTGGTATTTACTACAACAACGGCAACGAAAACCCTAAGGCTAATGATTTCAACTTAGGCGTAGGCACATATCCGGGGCAGATACACGCATTTGAAGATGGGTGGTATTACCTTGGAAGTGATAATCAATGGCACTACACACACGGCGTTAAAGCTACAATGCCTATGTATAACGCCACAATGGAAATTGTTAATCAGTATAAGCGTATAGCGAAAGAGGTGTTTAGTTAATGGCAAATGCAAACGATTGGGCGATAGACCTTGAAAGCACAGTCACAACGCTTATCAAAGCTAAAACCCTAACACAGCTTAAAAAGACATATTCGAAGATAGCCATAACAAATGAAGGGGAAAACAGCGGTCAAGCAGTATTCCCAACAGTATACATTCATTTACTGCCAGCGATTGAACAAGGGCAAACGCTTGACGGACAGACAATTAACGCATTGTTAGCAACATTCCAAGTAGATGTTACCACTAACACAAGCAAAGCTGATTGCCGTAAAGTTATGACAGTAATTACAGATGCACTTAAGACAATGAGATTTCAAGGCAATGCAATGCCAGAATTTTCAATCAGCAATAAAGTACACAAGAGTACCGCTAGATTCAGACGAATGATAGCGGCAAATGACAGATTGATGTAACAAAGAGCAGAAATGCTCTTATTTTTTTGCAAATTTTTAGGAGGTAGACAAAGCAATGGCAAGTACAAGTTATAAAGCTAGGGTTATCTACAAGGAGCATAGCGAAGATGGTTTTGCAGGCTCATACAAGTTAATGGTAGCGGCTAAGTCGATTTCAGCACCAGTATCAGCACCTAACACAGTTGAAAGTACAACATTTGAAGATGATTCACAGACATTCCTAATGGGTATCAAAACATCTGACGCTAAGACTTACACAGGAAACCTTGAAAAGGCTTATTTGCAAGACTTAATCAAAGCAGAGGGTAAGCAGTTAGATATTATTCAGTTATATGGTTCTGACGGATTAGGTGCGGTTGCTAAGTACGCATTTGTGGGGCAGGTAACAGCAACGCCTAATGACGTTTCTGGTACTGATTCGGTACTTGAAATGACAGTAACAGCAGTTCCTAATACTTCACCTATCGAATGCACAGACAAGCTTCAAGTTGTCGAGGGTGCTGGTGGCACGTTCACAGTAACAAAGGTGGGGGAATAATAAGCCAATCGACTAAATCAAAGGCTGTGTCGATTGGTGGCACAAACGCCAAAACAGCCGACTACACATCATATCTTGATGATGTAACAGAATAATTATTTTAAAAGGTAGGTGCGGTGTAAAATCCGCACCTTTCCCTATATGGACGATAGGGTGGGAAAGGGTAAAAATTATGATGAATATTAATGTAAATGGAAAAGAATACAAAGTTGAGTTCTCATTCGGTGCGGCAGAATGCAAGGAGATAGTACAGAAGATGTTTAGTGTCGTAAATGGCTCTTACTTACTTGCACAGACAGATAAAAGCGTTGCACAGGCTTCCTTTGATGGATTAGCAAATATGACAGCAGATGTGCCGGAGATTTGTATATTAGCCATTTATGCAGGTTGTATTGATAATAACCCTGTAACAATGGATGAAGCAAAGGAACTCACTAGAGCATATATTACAGAGAAGAGAAAGACAGATAAGAGTTACGGATATAGAACATTGTTTGAAGAAATAAAGAAAGCGATGGAAGATGATGGTTTTTTCGAGCTGAGCGGAATAACAGCGATGTTAGAGGAAATGGCGAACAATGTGGAAGAAGCGACACAGGAACAGAAGAAGCCGACAGTAGTTCCACAAGACCACAAGAAAAAGCAGACTTCCACAAAATAATCTGGGAAGAATACTTTGTTTTAGCCAGTTCACTAGGCGTTAGTTATTCGGACTTTTTAAAAATGACACCTACAAAATTATTACTATATGCAAAAGGCAAAAAAATTGATAGACAAAATCGAGACGCAGAAATGTATAACTGGTTTTTAGTTTATGCAATTCCAGCTATTTCTTGCGGAATAGGTGCAGCATTTAATAAAGATGTACACATTGAATATCCTAAACAAGCTATTTTATCAGAAAAAACAGAAGAAAGTGAAGAAGATACATATGATAAGGAGTTACAGCTGATGTTACTCAATGAGCAAAAATGGGCGGCACAGACTGAAAAGAAAGGACTACCGCCAACAATCCTATAAAAGGGGGCTAAGGCGTGGAATTAGATTCATTAGAAGTCAAAATTACCGGTACTGCCACTAAAGCTATTAATTCTGTTGATAAATTGATAAATCAGCTTACAAGGCTATCTACATCACTTGCGACTGTGAATGGCTCATCATTAAGCAACCTTGCAAACGGCGTTAGTCAGTTAGGTTCTGCTATGCAGAATATGAACGCAGGAACAGCAGATTTTACAAGACTTGCTAAGAACATCACAAAGATAGGTTCTGTTGATTCAGCCGCACTTGCTAACACAGCTACATCACTTGAAGCCGTTACGAAAGCGGTTGCAAGCATATCAGCCATACCACAGAACGCAACACAGGTTACAGAATTTGCAAAGTCACTTGGCAAGCTAGGCAGTAAAAGTATTGAAAATGCCACAGTGAATATCCCTAAACTGGGTAATGCACTGAATGGCTTAATGACCACATTATCAAGAGCACCTAATGTAAGTAGTAATGTTATTGCTATGACTAACGCATTAGCTAATCTTGCTAGTCAAGGTAGCAAGGTGGGTACTTCTTCAAACCCACTTCAAAAGTCGCTGTATGGAGTATCTACAAGCGCTAGGACAGCAACTAGAAGTAGTTGGAGCTTAGCAAGTGCAATAGGTAAGTTCTATGCAACTTATTTTATGGTAATTCGTGGCAGTAAGAAACTTATAGAAGCTATAAAATCAACAACAGATTACATTGAAGCGTTTAACTATCAAGCAGTTGCATTTGGTAAAATCGGTTCAGAATGGGATAAGGATTATGAAAAGTACGGATATGATAATGCTACAGCATACGCAGAAAGCTTTCAGAACAGAGTAAATGATACTCTCGGAAAGCTGTCCGGACTTAAGGTTAATGTTCAAGGTGGCTTGCTTGAAGAAAGCGGAGCAAAAAACTTAGGACTTAACATACAAGAGATAACGCAGTATGCTTCGCAGTTAGCTTCTGTCACTAATTCATTAGGACAGACTGGTGAAGCGACAACGGCTATAACAAAGTCAATGACAATGCTTGCAGGTGATATAAGCTCGCTTTTTAATGTGGACTATTCAACAGTAGCACAGAACTTACAAAGCGGCTTAATCGGTCAATCAAGGGCATTATATAAGTATGGTATTGATATTACTAATGCTACATTAGCGACATATGCTTATAACTTAGGCATTTCTAAGTCTGTATCAGAAATGACGCAGATGGAAAAACAGCAATTAAGAGTGTTGGCAATATTAGACCAAAGTAAAGTATCTTGGGGCGATTTAGCTAATAGACGGAAGAAAGTTAATGACATAACTTATCTTCCAAGTGTTGCATAAGAATGGAAACATCTTATGACAATCGGGCAAAATCGGTAAAGGCTAAAGTTTTTCAACTATGCTAATACCGAGATAACTCAATAGATTACGAACAGGCTATTGAGTATCGTAACGAGTAGGAATTGAATAAATATAACATTCCCAAGAGTGTCCGACACTATCGCATATAGGGCGATATGAGGTGGAAGTGGCTACCACCAAACCAAACGCAAAAACGTGGGTGATAATGTACTCTGAACTTATAGGAAACTATAAGAAGTATAGGATAAAGAGCCTATACGATAACAAATTGACAATTAATTCCCCAAGTAATATGTTACGCCAGTTTAGCAACAACATGAAAGAAGTCGGAATGGTAGCAGGACAGTTATTTATCCCAATTCTTTCAAAGGTTATGCCAATAGTAAACGGAGTAACTATTGCAATCAAAAGATTATTAGTCAACCTTGCTTCTTTAATGGGCGTTAAGATTGACTTTGAGAGCTTCGGACAAAGCGGTTACAAAGATACTTCTGACGGATTAGAAGATATTTCAGACGGATACCAAAATGTAGCAGATTCAGCAAAGAAAGCTACATTATCCCTTATGGGATTTGATGAAATAAATAAATTACAGGACGATACAAGCTCAAGCAAGGGTTCAAGCGGTGGCGGCGGTAGCAGTATTGACTTAACAGATGATATTACTAAGGCGGCGGCTGATTATGAAGCGGCTTGGAATAAAGCATTTGCCAATATGGAAAATTCGGCTATTGCGTGGGCTGATAAGATAGAGAAAGCCATAAAAAAAGGTGACTGGTACGGAATAGGCACTTACGCAGGTAAGCAAGTAAACAAAGGGATAAATGCTGTTCCGTGGAAAAAAACAGGAGAAGCAATTACAACAGCCATTTGCAAAACATTAGATTTTGCAGATGGCTTTATCAGTTCTGTAGATTGGGAGCAATTAGGTAAAGATATAATTAAATTTATTGAAGGAATAAATTTAGGTAAAATAGCAGTAAAAGTATCTGATTTAACAATCGATTTAGCTTTATCTGCAATAAAGCTATTATGGGGTGCTTACCAAGAAATATATGACAAATGGGGAATTGCTGGTATCTTAGCTTCTTTAATTGTTCCTGGTGGGGTTGTTACTATTAAATTTATTACAGAATTTTCAGCAAGCATAGAAGACAGCAAGTATGTAAAAAAAGCTAAAGACGCTGTAGAAGATATTAAACTTGCTGTACAAGAAAAGTGGGATGAAATTACAGACTGGTGGAATAATACAGCTATTGTAAATTGGTGGAACAATGATGTAACACCATGGTTTGAAAAAGAAACATGGGTTGACGCTGTTGATGGAATGAAATTAGGAATACAAGAAAAGTGGGACTCAATCGTTGGTTGGTGGAATAGTCTCGCAATTGTTTCTTGGTGGAGCAATGATGTGAGACCGTGGTTTACTAAGGAAAAATGGGAAAACTTAGCCGATGGAATTAAAAAAGGAATCCAAGGAAAGTGGGATGATATTGTAGATTGGTGGGATAGCAAGCCATCACTTCAGCGCATTTCTGTGGCTATCGAAGATTTTAAAACTAAGATACAGAACGCTTGGAACAGCTTTAAGCAGTGGTGGAATGATTTAGGACTTGAATTTCCACACATTGATACACCACACTTTAAAATTGACGGAGAATTTAGTCTTGCACCGCCTAAAGTACCAAAAGTCAGTATTGATTGGTATGCAAACGGCGGATTCCCAGGTAAAGGGCAATTGTTTGTCGCAAATGAAGTAGGTCCTGAAATGGTTGGTACTATGGACGGAAGAACAGCGGTAGCTAACCAACAGGAAATTACACAAGGTATTGCTAATGCAGTTTATCCAGCGGTTTACAATGCGGTTGTAGCAGCTATGTCAGAAGCTAACAACAATGTAAATATAACATTACAAGGTGACGCGGATAAGCTATTTACAATGGTACAAGATAAAGCTAACAGCTATACAAATATGACAGGTCAAGCAGCCTTTCCGTATTGATAAGATAAAAGTATTGTGTTATTCTTTTGCTATATATAAAAAGCAAAGGGGTAACGCAATATGAAAAAGAAAAAGAAACTTTACATCGGTTTGGCAATAGCTTTTGTCTTAGTCTTGATAATAGTTTACGGCAATAGAAGTACCGATACAAAGACAGAAAACACTAATACCACAACAGAAAAAAGCAGTGATAATGCCACTTATAACAATACGGAATTTAAGTATCTTAAGCATGAAATTATAAATAATAATGAAAAAGATATACTTATTGTTTATTTTGATTTCACTAATAATTCTAAAGACAATACCAGAGCTGCATATAATTATGACATAAATTGTTTTCAAAATGGCGTAGAATTGGATTATCCTTTACTCAAAGTTGTCAAAGAGGAAGATAATATTATGAAAGAAATACAGCCAAACACGTCTATTACAATTGCGGAAGCGTTTATTTTAAATGATAGAAGTAATGTAGATTTAGAGGTGGAAGCCCATTCGTCATTTATTGATAAAAAACTTATAAAATTAACATTAGAATTACAGTAGAGGGAATATGTATGTCAGTAAAAAAAGAACTGAATGAAATGTTAGAAGCAATAGGAGTGAAGAAGAAACAACAGCCAGAACCTCAACAGCCATTAAATCCTAACTTTAAAGGAGTGTACAGAGCGACGGAAAACGGATTGATTGAAGTATATTGTCCAAGATGTAGTAGTTGGGATTGTTCTCACACGCAGATTACAACAACTGTACCGCAGAAATCCAAAACAAGATATACTGTTAATCTGAATCCTTTAAGACCTTTTACACTGGTTAATAAGAAAGAGAAGATTAAGCAACAGGGCGGAACTTATTCACAACATAGGTTTGTATGTAACAGATGTGGGTTGATTTTTTGGTAATATATGGTTTAAACGGAGCGTATCTTTCGGTGCGTTCCATTTTTTATTAAAAAGTACTTGACAATTATTGCACGTGCATTTATTATAATAACATAAATATTGCAAGGGCAATAATTGAAAGGAGTGATTATTATTAGTCCAGCAGGAAGACCGCATAAGGAAAACCCTAGAAATGTTAATCTTAATATCAGGATAACAAAAGATGAAGCTAATCGTATTCAGAAATGTGCTGATGAATTAGAATTAACAAGAACCGATACCATTATGAAAGGCATAGGGTTAGTAGAAAAAGAACTTAAAGATAACAAAAAAGAGTAGCCACAAGTCGGTCAAAACTTATAGTGACTACTCAAACCACCAATCCGAAAGGAATTGATAAATACAATTATATCAGTTTCTTTCGGAAAATCAAGATTATTTTCGGAGGAAAAACAAATGGAAAAACAATTAAAAGACGAAATAAATGAAGCATTAGAAAATATTGAAGATATATGGATATTACATCAAATATATCGTTTTGCTGTTAATATGTCGAAAGACAATTTAAACAAATAAAATATTATTGCGTGAGGCATTGTGGGCATATACTCCCACTACGCAATAGATTCTGTTTAGAGCAAATGATAAAATTTTTGTAGGAGGCAAATAATGAGTTATAATTATCCAACTACAAAAGATAGTTCTCACAATGAGATTAAAGTACCTATGAACACTAAGAATATTTGCGGCGTAGACTGCTATGAGCAGAATGGCGTTGCGTACTTAAGATTGGAAAATGTTGCTAGAGGACTTGGGTTTACCACCGTTGCAGCAAGTGGCAACGAGGTTGTTAGGTGGAATACGGTTTACAATTATCTAACAGATTTAAAGGTCGTTGCAGGAAGTTGCAACGGCAATTACAAAGGGAATTGTCCAGATTTTATCCCAGAAAACATCTTCTACCGACTAGCAATGAAAGCCAAAAATGAAACAGCAGAGAAATTTCAAGCATTAGTGGCTGATGAGATTATTCCGTCAATTCGTAAGAATGGAATATATGCTACTGATAATGTTATTGATGAAATACTGAATAATCCAGACTTTGGAATAGAATTATTAACAAAGTTAAAACAGGAAAGACAAGCAAGAGTTGAAGCAGAAAGAAAGAACGCTATCTTAACACATGTCAATAAGACATATACAATGACAGAGATTGCTAAGGAACTGAATCTGAAATCTGCTATTCAACTTAACAAGTTACTTGCTGATAAAAAAATCCAATACAGTGTCAATGGAACTTGGGTTCTTTACTCGCCATACAGCAGTATGGGATATGAAGAGATTAAGCAAGAAATCCTTGACAATGGTAAGGTTATTTATCACAGGAGAATAACACAGCTTGGAAGAGAATTTATACTGCAATTATTCAATGAAGTTGCATAGATTTTCTTGAGAATATTAGAATGGCTCAAACAGAAATAAATATAATGGTTGCAAGAAATTTGTAACCACACTAAGGAATGTATCAGAAATGGTGCATTCCTTTTTTAATGCCTTGAAAGGGGTGGTTTGATTGATTGACGCAGTTGTGATTGAGGGAGTTAGATTCCCAGTAGCATATAACGGCTACACATACAGTAGAAATAAGATATGGTCTAAAAATACAGGAAGAAATGACTACGGCGAAATGGTAGGCACAATCGTGGATATCAAAGACAAAGTAGAGCTTCAATTACCGCCACTTACAGGAGAACAAGCACTATTGCTTGATAATGTAGTAAGCGACGTAGATAACCCATTTCCAACGGCACAAGTCTTATTCTTAGGTGGTACACAAAAAGAAATGACAATATACACAGGAGATGTGACATATCCGTATCTCACAAGGGCAAAGAATGAGGACGGACTTATAGTCGGAGCAAAATTAAGTTTAATTCAGAAATAAAGGAGAGTTCCACATGAAACTTAAAACAAGTGAGTTAATAGACAGATTTCAGAGCTTAAGTAACATATCGCATGACAAGACCACAGGCAGAATTGCTATGGCTATTATGTGCAATATTAAGGCATTAGAAGAACTGTATAAGACAACGCTACAGACCATAGAAAATACTAAGATTAAGTATGCAGACAAGGACGACAGTGGCAATCCAGTTGTCAATAATAATCAGTATCAGATTACATCAGAGAACTTAAAAAAGTTACAGGAAGAATTACAGGAAATCAATGAGCAAGAGATTGAAGTACCTGACATGACAATGCTTCCTATGGACGCATTCGATAAATGCGAAGAAATTACACCAGCTAAACTATACTCAATTGAGTTTATGATAAGCCATTAATTAATCAATAAAAGGCGGTGTAGAATGAAGATATTAGACACAGCTATGACGGAAATTGTTAGGGGAAATAGTACAAGATACTATTCTAAGTATGTCGTTGATGGAAAAGAACATACTGATACACTTAACAATTTCAAGTTTCTAAACATGATAAATCCCAATAATGAAATTACGATAGGTAACACTTGCAGTAGCGGTGTTACCTTTTCTATTTATATGCCAACAATAAGCCTTGAAAATAAGGAGATTACCATATTTGAGGGTGTTAAGGTTGGCACAGAAATTAAGTATATCAAGTTGGGAATATTTACAGTCACTAAGCAGACAAGCGACGGAGAGTATACAAGCTATGAAGCATACGACAGAATGTATAAGGCTGATATGCCTTACTTCTCAGATATGGCATTTCCTAACACAGATAAAGCTATTCTTAATGAGATATGCGGTAAGTTAGGTATATCTTTAGCAACAAATATAGCCACAGCACATACTATCAACGACAAGCCACAAGGATATACTTACAGAGAAATTATCGGTTATATGGCTATGCTACAAGGCTGTAACGCGGTAATTAATTCTGATGGAAACCTTGAATTAAGGTGGTATAAGGATAGTGGGTATGTACTTGACGGACATAAGTATTATCAACAGGGCGTTACCTTTACGACATCTAAGGATTTCATAATACAAAAACTGACATGTAATAATACCAAGAGTGGTTCTACAGAACAAAGCGAGATTACTTCTGGTGACGGAGCGACAGGACTTAGTTTTGCTAACCCATTTATGACACAAGCAATTCTTGATGAAGTATATAAAAAGATAGGCGGTTTTACATTTAGACCGCTTACAGTTAAGTTTGTCGGTGACTACCGACTAGAAGTTGGTGACATTATAACTGTCAACAAAGGTGGCGTTGATTACAAAGTGCCTATAATGCAGATTACGCACGAATGTGACGGCGGCTTAATGGATACTGTTACATCTATAGGTCAATCTGACACGGAGAATACAAGCGTTGCTTCTGGTCCTATTACTAAGCAGATGGAACGGTACTATGCCGACTTGATACTTGTAAATAAAGCGCTTATTAATAAACTATCTGTTGATGAAGCTGATATCAGATACGCAAGCATTGAAACCTTAAAGGCTGTTAATGCTGATATTGACAACCTTAAAACAAATAAACTAGATGCAACATATGCAGATATCATTAATGCTAATGTGGAAAGTCTTAAGGCAGCTAATGCTGAAATTATGCAATTAAAAGCCAATTCATTGACGGCGGACATAGCAGATTTAAAGTACGCACAAATTGATTTTGCGAATGTCAAAGGACAAGTTGTAACAACATCACTCATCAAAGATGGTGCAGTAACAAACGAAAAGGTGCAAAGTCTTTCAGCAAACAAGCTGACAGCTGGTACTATTGACGCAAGCAAGATTACAGTTACTAATCTTAATGCTGATAACATTACAGTAGGTACAATCAATGGCAAGCGTATCGGAACGGGTTCCTTATCTTTGGATAAGTTAGCCGAGGAAGTACCGACAAAAGAATATTTAGATAAAGTGCAGGAAGATTTACAGGGGCAAATTGACGGAAATATCGAGACATTCACAAAGACAGAAATACCTACCCTTAATAATGAGCCGGCTATTAACTGGAAAGATAACGCAACGAAAAACAAGCATATAGGCGATATCTGTTATGTGGTTAATCCGGCTTCAAGTGCAGATGGATATTCATACAGATTTGCTGATACAGGTACATTAGAAGCACCTAACTATGAATGGGTACTGATTAAGGATAGTGATGTTACTAAGGCGTTACAGGATATTATTAACATCAATGGTGAGATTACTGGAATTAAGAAGTTTAATGTTGAAATAAGCTCTTGGAAAACTGATACAGACAGTGAATTATCAAGCCTTAAGACACGAACAACTAGCCTTGAAACTGATATGAGTAACAAGGTCGATACCACGACATTTAATGAGGTTAAACAGACTGTTGATGAAAATAGTTCTACTATAACCAAAATGTCCGAAACCCTTAGTAAAAAGGCTGATAGTAGCACAGTTACCACATTGAGTAATACTGTTAATAGTATTAAACAGACAACGGACACTAACACATCAAGCATATCTAGCCTTACAAGCACAGTTGAGAAGAAAGCTAATCAAGATGAAGTTACAAACATATCTAATAAGCTGACAACTGTTGAACAGAACTTAAATGGATTGACGGTTGATGTTACAAACCAATATCAATACATTGATAATCAGCTTAATGGCAATCATAAGATATATGAGATTGCACATGCACCTACTAAGGATAACTACCCTACTAATGAATGGAGTATACAGATATATCCAAGTGATAATATATATCCAAGTGACGATATTATATGGCAATACACAGAAGATGAGTATGAGAAGTATGTAGGAACTATTGCATATTGGAAAGACCAACAAAGAGCATGGCGATTTATAAGAAAGTCTGACGGAACACATGATTGGGTTGAAATCAGTGCGACAGAAACAACCTATCTTCTTAACCAGAACGCTTCTTTAAGAATTGATGTGAACAACATAAGTACAAGTCTATCTTCTCTTACAACTAATATTCAGAACAATTATAGCACTACAACGCAGATGAATAATGCTATAACGCAAGCAATAACAAGTGAAAGTAATAGCATCAAACTAGAGGTGTCAGGAACTTACGCAACTAAGGATAGCGTAGCTAATACGCTTAAGAGCTACGCAACCACAGCTAGCCTTGCAGCTTATATAAAGAAAGACCCAACAAGTGGCGAGCTTAAATCCGCAATTGAAGCTATAGCAGACGATATAACGCTTAATGCAAGTGGAACAATTAACATTAGCGGTAATAAGTCTGTTAATATCAATGGTAATCTGTTCACACTTACATCTACTAATACTACTATTTCAGCAGACGGAACTATAAGATGTGATAACCTGATATCGAGCAATGCGAAAATAACAGGTGGAAGCATAAATATAAACACAAGCGGAAAAAATAGCTCTTACATGACTTTAAATTATGATAACTACGCTGGTAGATATAGTCCTTATGCGACCGAACATATTGATGGAACATACAGTACAGCTTTGGGGGCTCAAACCTTAAGCTTTTTCCTGACTAATGGTAAGGGACTTGCTACATATGATTACAATGGTGTATATCTAACACATGATGACTACAACACAAGCTTAACTAAAAATTTGCGTCTGAATGATGGAGATTGTTATGTGTATGGATATTATTATATAAGCTCTGGTGGAGCATGGGTTGAATTATCAGAATGGATTAAACAAAAATTAGGTATATAAATCCGCACAGCGGTAGAAAGGAAAAACAATATGTTAAGTATAACAAAGACAACAAATTTAAGCGGTACATCTGTGATTAACGGTCAATCAGCTATGACAATGTATGCGGCTGTACCGGAAACTGGTTCATTGACAATTAGTCAGACAATCACTAACAAGGAATTATACCTTGCAAATCAGACACAATGCGATGCTGATTACGAGAATTTTAAGGCAGAAGTTAATAAGTTGCTAAAGAATGAACAACAGATTACAAATTCAGACACAACAGCAACAGCATAAATTATCAAAGAGCGTGGGTTTAAGCCTGCACTCTTATTTTTAAGGAGGTAAATCATGAGCCTAACCGGTTTTCTTTCGTACAGCCGTGTAAACTGGCAACAATCGCCAAGTAAAAGTACTCCGCTTAGTGCGGCAAACTTAAATGTAATGGACGCAGGCATTAAGAATAACAACGATATGATTAGCAATCTTCGTGATGAAGTTACACAATTAAACAGTAATATAGAAATTAAATATTACAATACAGGTGAAAAAGAAATTGATATATACGATTCTTATACTGACACTGGACAGAAATACAATATGTCAGTAGGTGCTCATATTTTAATCGGTTTTATAAGAAATGCGACTAATTCAGAAATTTTAATTCAAGCAGCACTGTATCAAAATAATTCAATAAAATCATATACTGGAGAATTAAGTATATTGCCTTATATGAATACATCTTATATAATTCCATTAGTAATAGAATCTCCTTCGGAAATAAAATTAATGTTGAAAAGTGATAAAACTTCTACAAAAGTCAATTTTGTAAATTTTACTGATATTAGATTTAAAAATCGTTAATTGTTTTAGATTATATAAAATAAAACATTTGACCATATAAAGCTTTTTTAACAGCATCATTTCTAATGTGGATCCGTAGTTCTTTTGTATTTATTTTATTGTGACTTACGGCAATTATAGGAGATTGAGTTATAGGAGCATCTGCATCTGTAAGAACACATACTGTTCTTGTTATAGGTTTTGGTATTTCATTTGATAATAATATGCTTCTCCCAGATTTATTTGAAATAATTCCACCAAAGTCAATTATGCAGATTTTTCCGTATGTACTATATCTAAAATATTCAGTTATAGTAAATGTATTTGTATCAACATTAATCGGTATATTAATATTATTACTGTTTAATTGTGTAACGAAAAATAGACACAGGGCATTGATAAAAACGGATTTCATACTATACATTTCCCTTGCAATAATATTATTATAAGGGGTATATAAAAATGGAGGCAAAGAAAAAATTACAGCTACGACTTTTACAAATGATGTCTAACTCACTTTCAGATGAACAGCTTAATATTAGCAATCAAGCACCTTAGTAATACTAGGGTGCTTTTTTGATACACATTTTAAATCAGGAGGTAAATTTATGAGCAAATTATTCGGAATCGACACATCGAAGTGGCAGGGAGATTTTGACTTTCAGAGAGCAAAAGATAATGAGGGTGTAGATTTTGCCATTATCAAGGCAGGCGGTGCTGATGATGGCTTATACGAAGATAGAGAGTTTGAAAACAGTTACAATAAGTTGGAAAGTGCAGGAATCCACAAAGGAGCCTATTTCTTTGGTAACGCATTAAGTGATGATGAAGCTGTAAATGAAGCCAGATACTTTGCACAGCTCTTAGCAGGCAAATCATTCTGCTATCCAGTATTCTATGATGTTGAAGCAGGCATGGTTACTGGCAATGACCTTACGGACATTATTATGGCATTCCTTGATGAAATGAGAAACGCAGGATATAAGAATGTGGGCTTATACTCATATGAGAACTGCATTAACAATTATGTAGACATTTCAAGAGTAAAAGAAGCTGGTTATGCCGTTTGGGTAGCAAAGTATTCAGATACAGAACCTAGCATTGCTGTTGATTATGATATATGGCAGTTTGGCGGCGGTGTTAATTATCTTAGAGACACACAGATTAACGGACAGACAGTAGACCAGAATTACTGCTACACTGATTATTGCGCAGACCATGTAGTTGAAGACATCACAGTGCCGGATTATCAGCCAGTACCAGACACTAAGTACCATAAGGGCGACACAGTTAAGGTACTCAACGCAGTTCAGTATGATAACAGCGAGCCATTTAGCACTTACTATGATGAGTACAGTGCTTTATCAGTTAGTGGCAGAAGAGTTGTTATCGGTGTTGACGGCGTAACCACTGCTGCTATTGACGAGGATAACATCAGCCTTATCAAGTGTATTTATGACAATGACAATGATGTCAACACAGATATAGTAAGTCGTGGTGACGGCAAGAAAGTCAGAGTGCTTGATAACATTGATTATGACGGTGCAAGATTTGCAGTATATTATGATGAATATGATGTGATTGAAGAGAGCGGAGACAGAGTTGTTATCGGTATAGGAAATGTTACAACCGCCGCTGTCAATATTGCTAATCTTGAGTTTATCGGCGGTGCAAGTTCTGATGATACACCTACAGATATCCCATTCAGTGAAGATATTGAAGAGGGTAGCGCAGTAAGATTTGTTGGTAGCACTGATTATGACGGCACAGCTATTAAGGCTTGGTTTGATGAATACACAGTATCAGAAAGAAGTAGAGACAGAGTTGTCCTTGTGCATGACGGAGAATTATTTGCGGCGGTCAATGTAGCTGATTGTGAATTAGTCTAATTTCAATAAATATCACACTATTTTTTGTCGAATATTGTCGAAACTTGCGATATTTTTAAGTTGATTTTTATATTATCAGTATTTATAATAATAATTGTCCGAGAGAGTTCGGACGAAATCTTCAAGTTTTGGCTAGGTGGCACTGTTTGATTGGCGTTGGCAGTGTCACCGCTGAAAACTGTTAATCTACTGGGGGTAGGTTGACATACAAGAACAGATGTTCTATAATAACACCATCGCTACCAGTGTTATATCGTGCAATAAGGGGGATATATGGAGAATGAGGAATATAAACAGAAGATAATTGAACTAATCAATAAAACGGATGATTTATGGATACTAAATCAAATATATAGATTTATCTGTAACATGATAAAAGAGAGGGGATAACCCTCTCTTTTTTACTTCTCATCTAGTAATTTCTTTGCGATAGCTTCCAGACATTCCCAATCTTTAGGTTCAAGCCTTGCCAATGCACCAACAAGCTTCTTTTCAAAGCTGTCATCGTTTAATTCCATAACTTCATTAACAAAAGCGCCAATCTCTTGTTCTCTTGTACGAGATTTAAACATTTTTCCGTTTCCGGTTCTTAGCCATTCTTCATTTACATTAAGAATAGAACATAAAACTTTAATTGATTGTTCTGAAAGATTTCTATTGCCGTTTTCAACTAACGAAATGTAGTTTTTGGTAAGCCCTAGCTTTTCAGCAAATACATCTTGCGACATTTTTAATTCTTTTCGCAAGGTTTTTATCCGCTCGTTCACACTTCTCACCTCCTTGCATATATACAATAACATTAAAGTCACACAATGTCAAACTTTTTCACTAAAATATGTTGACAGGTATTACTAGGTATGATATTATAATCACACAAAGTCAAATAGAAAAGAGGTGAAAAAATGAAAAAGCTAACATTTTCGGATGTCGCACTGATAGTATCAATCCTTGCTTTAGTTTTTAGCATTATTAACTCTTTTATATGAAATGAGAAATGATGCTCCATACAAAAGCTAGTATGGATATGATTACCGCAATCCAACCTTTAATATCAGCTTTGCTTGATGTTTTTAACGCAACATCAGCTTGTGTTTTGGAACTTTCGGCAATTTCCTTTGCTGAATCAGCTTGGGATTTAGCGGATTGAGCCATATCGTGAAGTTCCTTGCTTGTCTTTTCAAGATAAGCAGACTGACTTTCTAAAAGCTCATATGGAGATTTGCCTTTTTCATATGTAGGCACTTCAATTTCAGGAATTTTGGGCTGTGGAAATAATTTATCCATATTTGGGCAATTTGGTGTGTATTGCATAATGACCTCCAATATTTTTTAAAAAACATTATATCACAGAAAGGAAGTGAATTGAATGAGTGAAAAGGAAAAGGAAATCATCAAGAAGTTATCCGATACAATACCAAAACTTGATGATAGCAAGAAAAATTACATTCTTGGCGTCGCCGAGGGAATGGCAATGGTAAGAGAGAGTGAAAAGACAGAAGGAAAGGAGTAACGAGTGGAAAGAGAACTGAAAGAATTAATCCAGATTGAAAAGAAAAGAAATTCCTTGCTTGAAGAAATCAATCGGTCATTGAAGAAACTTGCAAGCAAGGAAGATAAAGAGTATCAGAGCAAAGTTGGCAAATCGGCTTTTAATCTTGATTGAGCCAGTTATGGTAATGTTCCAGCATTTCCATAATGCCAATTTCCACCCACGCACGACGAATGAACTCGTATTCTTCAGCAGTGTCAGTAAAGTTTTGCTTTTCAGTAGCAGACATTACCTTCTGATGAATTGAAGAATGAATTTCATTGCCATTAGAGTTTACAAAAGCTTTGAAATCTACAAAATTTTTCACAATCTCACCTCTTTTCAATATTAAAGATAAGAGGATTATAGCACAAATGGATTAGAATTTTTGATATTGATGCAATAGAAAAGTGATGGTAGCGGTAAATAGTTACAAATCTCTTATAATGTGGTATTCATTGGTTCTTCAAAACAGGAGTGGTGTCCTGTTTGCATCGAGTGTGAATTACCTACCGATTGGCAGTTTTGTCTTTAGCATATTTATTTAATTCTATTGATATAGAAATAAGAGCGTACAGGGTGCAGAAGTCTACGCCACAGAAGTATGAGCCAACCGCTGATACGCACAATGCTATGACAGTATCCATACAATCTCCTTTCGGAAAGTGTCTACCATCACTTCTTTATTGTATCAATAAATATAAAGTTCTACAAGTTACAACAGATAGGAATGAGCAGAATTGCTCAAATGCACCTTAAAAGGAATATATCACACATTATTTAGAAAGGAATGTTTATGGAGCTACAGATTTTTAGCAATTCAGAGTTCGGAGAAATCCGAACCATTACCAAGGATAATGAAACATATTTTGTTGGAAAAGATGTTGCAAAAGCACTAGGATTTGCAAATCCAAGAGATGCAATCGCTACTCATGTGTTTGACGAGGATAAGGGAGTAGACACTATCGACACCCTTGGCGGAAAGCAGAGTATGACTGTTATTAACGAATCTGGTGTTTATGCCTTAGTTTTTGGGAGCAGACTTGAATCCGCTAAGAGATTTAAACACTGGGTTACATCAGAGGTTCTTCCATCAATCAGAAAGACAGGAAGTTACAGTAAGCCTTTGACAACATCTGAACAGATTAGATTATTGGCACAGGGCAACACAGAACTCACAGAGAGAGTTGATAAGGTTGAAGATAAGATAATCAGTATCGAAGAAGAAACTCCGCTTTACGGCTGTGAGATTGAAGAAGTGCAGAAACATGTTAGAAAGAAAGGAATTGAAGTACTTGGCGGAAAGGACAGCAATGCGTACAAAGACGGTGGTATTCGCGGTTCAGTATATTCTGATATATACAAGCAGTTAAAACGCGAATTCGGGTGCGTGGCGACATACAAGAGTATCAAAAGAAAATACTTGGCTGATGTACATGAATTCATTGATACCTATTTGCTGCCAATAGCACTTGCTGAGGTGGTACATGATACAAACATGTAGGAGAAGATATGAAAGAAAAGATAATTAACATATCCGCAACACTGGCAGGAATCAGCCTTATAGCGTTGATTCTAAGACCGGTACAACCGCAAGCTAAGATTAATCATCAGAGTGCAGTGTTAAGTGAATGCTACAACTCACATGTTGATTATAAGGTTGAAACTGGAGAGATAAGTGTTGATGAATATGAGTTGTCGCTTATGGCACATTTGCTGATGGGTGAATGCGGAGCGACATGCAACGATGATGAAATGCTATATCTTGCAGGAGCTGTTGTTTTGAATCGGGTACGAAGTGAGTATTTCCCTAACAGCATTGAAGAAGTTATTTATCAGCCAGGGCAATATCAATGTACAGAACTTATAAACAGCGGATTCTATAAAGAACCAACAGAAAGATGTTGGAGAATAGCAGAAGAATTATTAATAAGCGGATATGACATACCTAGCAATGTGTTGTATCAAGCTGAATTTAAACAAGGAAGCGGCGTTTATAAGAAAGTGCAGAACATGTACTTTTGCTACAAGTAAGGAGTGTTTATGGAAGCAAGGATAAGAGAAGAGATGTTCAACTTAGGTATTCTCTCTAATAAAAGAGGTTACATCTACATAATTGAAGCTGTTAAACGGTTCAATTCTTCTATAACAATGGAAGAAATTTACAATAACATTGCTAGTACAGTAGGCAAGTCAAGATGTGCTGTTGAAAGGTCAATTAGAACAGCGATTAAAACGGCTGACCATGATTTATCAGCATGGAAGAATTATGACTGCCTCACAACAAGAGGATTTATTACAACAATGTATTACAGATGTAAGGAGAGTGCCAATGAGTAACATAAAAAGAATTATTAAGCTGAACAGAAACAGACAGAGAGCTATAAGGGAAAAGGATTTCAGAAAGTTCTATACTTTCAGCTGCAAAATCCATCTGATTGAAAGAATGGATAAAGTACCAATAGGAAGTTACACATTAAAGTAAGGAGAGAAAGAAATGGAAAATGCAATTAATAACAACAATATCACATTAATAGGGATAATTAAGAAAGAGCCAGAGTACTCACATGAAGTGCTTGGCGAGGGGTTTTATGTGTTTATGCTCAAGTGTTTAAGAACAAGTGGCAATGAAGATGTGTTACCAGTGATGATATCAGATAGACTTACTGATATTAGAGAAATCAAGGTAGGACAGGCTGTCGCGGTTTTAGGACAGATAAGAAGCTTCAATAAGCATACTGACAATATGAAGAGCAAGCTGATTCTAACGGTTTTTGCAAGAGAATTTGAAGTGCTGACACAGGATTCAGAAGAATTACCATTTGAAGATAATACCAATATGGTTATACTTGACGCTTATATCTGTAAGCCACCTATATACAGATGTACTCCAAAGGGCAGAGAGATTGCAGATATCTTAGTAGCGGTAAACAGACCATATGGCAAGTCAGATTACATACCATGTATAGCATGGGGAAGAAATGCAAGATTTGTAGGCGGACTTGAAACAGGGGAACATATCCAGATTCAGGGTAGATTCCAGAGCAGGGAATACGCTAAGAAGATAAGCGACAATGAAGTTGAAACAAGAACTGCTTATGAAGTATCGGTAAGCAAGATTGATTATGCAGAGGAGGGCGAAGCTGATGTGTAGTGATATTACAGTTAGGGAGTTAGCAAGTATGGCTCTTGATGAATATGCGATGTGCCAGATATGGTCAGCGTTGCGTGGAACAGTTTTTAACGGTTCGTTTGAAGAAGCTAAGAGTTCAGAGTATTATGCAGACATAATAGTTGATAACTTCCAGATTGAAGATGGCGTATTTGTAATGAATGTTTAAATAATAAGGAAAGGATATTGTTTATGAGAGCAACTTTAAAAAGGGTAGTACTTGAAAACTTTATGTGTTACGCACACGCAGAGTTTGATTTTTACGACATAACAAAGATTATAGCCAAGAATGGCATAGGCAAGTCAACAATAGCCACGGCATATCTGTGGTGCTTATTTAACTGTGATTATGAGTTAAAGGATAATCCGGTTGTCAGAAGAGAGGTTGACGGAAAATCAGTTGATGATATGGACACAAGTGTTGAACTAACACTTGATGTTGACGGAAAAGAAGTAACTATGAAGAAAGTACAGAAACGTACTTATAGCAAGGATGGCAGCAGTTATAAGGATGATAACAAGTATTTTGTCAATGATGTGCCTAAGACATTAAAGGGCTTCAACGCATATCTTGACATTGATATGAGTGTATTCAAGATGTGCAGTAATATCAACGCATTTCTTAATCAGAAGCCTGCGGAAATGAGAGAATACTTATTTAGTCTTGTTGAGAATGTGACAGACCTTGATATAGCACGTTCTAAGGCTGAATCAGCAGAGTTAGTACCGCTGTTAGAGAAGTATTCGGCAGAAGAATTATCTGCTATGAATAAGGCTACCAAGACCAAAATCACAAAGGATTTACCTATCCTTGACGGACAGATTAAGGAAAAGGAAAGAGATATTCAGATTAAATCTGATATTGATGTATCTGACCTTGAACTGCTTAGAAACAGCCTTAAAGAACAGATTGCTGATTGCGTGGCTAAGCAGACAGACAATGACAAGCTGTTAGCTGAATACGATAAGGCTAGTGCTGATATTCTCGATTTGAAGTTTAAGCAGGGAGATTTATCACGCAAGGCGAATGAGGACACTATCAAGGCTAGGCGAGAGATTGAGGACAAGATTTCTGAAAAGAAAGACTATCTTTTCAACATAGCTGATACTATTCAGAAGAATAATTCTGAAATATACGGCTATCAGAATGACATTGAGAGTGGCACAAGAGAAAGAAACAGACTTGCTGATGTTTGGAATAAGATTAAAGAAGAAAAGTTTGACGAGAATACAGCAGTTTGCCCTACTTGCCATAGAGAACTGCCAACAGAAGAAATTGAAAGCCTTAGAAGTTTATTTGAAAAGACAAAGGCTGACAGGCTGGCAAAGGTTGAAAAGGATGGATTAGAAGTTAAGGCAGATGTTGATAATGCAAGAGATATGATACCTAAGTTAGAGAAATGCAACAAAGACAATATTGCTAATCAGAAGAAGCTGGAAAAAGAAATTGCAGACCTTGAAAAGCAGTTATTCGAACTTCCACAGGAAATTGATGTGACATCCGCAGAAGAGTACAAGGCACTTGAACAGCAGATAGCTGAAAAGGAACAGGCTATGCACAAAGCTAATGACATATCGGAGGTCAAGGCTGAATTAAAGGCACAGGAAAATGATTTAAGGCAGCAGTTAGCAGAATGTGAAAGTCAGATTGCAAAGTCTGATACGGCAGCAGATGAACAGCGACTTGAAGAATTAAGGGCAGAACAGCGTACACAGGAACAGAATAAGACTAATGCCGAAAAAATCCTTGATTTGCTTGATGAACTGGACAAAGCGAAGAATGAAACATTGTCTGACAGCATTAACAGCCACTTCTCGCTTGTTAAGTGGAAGCTGTTTGAACTGAACAAATCTGGCGGTTACAAGTCAGTTTGCATACCTACAGTTAATGGAAAATCAATTCTTACAACTATGAGCAATAAGGGCAACAGGATTTTAGGCAGAGTTGATATTTGCAACTCAATTCAGAAGATTAGCGGTATGTCAGTGCCTATTATCTTAGACGATAGTGAGAGCCTTGACAGCACTAATCAGAAGAAAGTTGCTGAAATGGTCGATAGCCAATTAATTATGCTGATTGTCAATGATAGCGAGAAATTAGAGATTGTGGAGGGATAATATGCAGTGCGAAGACACATATGTACTTACAGTAAGCGATGAAGAAGCAGAAGTTATCAAACAGTTTGTATCAGCAATGGAGAGAGTTACTATTGGCGTAGATAATGATGATATTTGGAATATTATGGAAGCCATCGCAAACAAACAGACTTCTGGTAATGTAACAGGCATAATGATTATGTATGAAGAAAGCGAGGAATAATTATGGCATATAAAGCATTTAACCCAGATTTTACTTGCAAAGGTAAACACTACAAAGAAAACACAACATACAAAGAAAACGGAAATGAGATATGTGAAGCTGGTGTGATGCATTATTGTGAAAATCCATTTGATGTACTGGACTATTACCCTCTTGTAAACGAGAATGGCGAGATTTCAGAATTTGCAGAAGTTGAGCCGCTGGGAAAAGTTTTTAAAAGAGAAAACAAATGTGCAACTAATAAGCTTCACATTAAAGCCAAGTTGGGCTTAAAAGGTTTTATTAAGGCTTGCGTAGATTTTACTCTGGAGAAAACGAAGATTGAGGAAATTGAAGATGACATAGAAAATGACAATGGCAATAATTCCGCAAAGATAGGTTCAAGTGGAGATTCCGCACAGATAGGTTCAAGTGGATATTCCGCACAGATAGGTTCAAGTGGAGATTCCACAAAGATAGGTTCAAGTGGAGATTACGCACAGATAGGTTCAAGTGGATATTCCGCACAGATAGGTTCAAGTGGATATTCCGCAAAGATAGGTTCAAGTGGATATTCCGCAAAGATAGGTTCAAGTGGAGATTCCGCACAGATAGGTTCAAGTGGATA